CCCTGCACGATCAACCCTGACCGAGACAAGGACCGCGTGCCTTGCAAGATCGAGCCTATCCCCGCGCCTACTAAGTCTGCGCCTACGCCTGCGCCAACAATTGAGGCACCAAAATCCAAGCTGGCCAAGACGGGTGCAGCGTCTGAGGCTGCTGTGATCGGGATTCTCTCACTGCTGTTCGGCGCAGCAACCGTGACTGTGGCCTGGTGTGTCGGACGATACAGCAAGACTCGCTGACACATAAGTAGAGGGCCAGTGCTAGTTAGTGCTGGCCCTCTATCTTGCCCTGATGAATAACACAAAGGAGAACCAATGCGACCACAACGACAGCACCACAACGATGCTGGTTTTGACCTGTCCACGAAGATGCCTGTCATCATCTATCCGGGTGAGGTTATCTATGTGGCGACAGGCTACTACCCTGATAAGCATGATATCCCTGATGGGTCTGTCGGACTCGTCTTTGCACGCTCGTCACTGAGCAAGAAGGGTCTTCTGCTCGCTAATGGTGTCGGTGTTATCGACGCTGGCTACGAGGGCGAAGTCCTCGTGCCACTGTGGAACATGAGCAAGGACACCCCTGTCGTGCTGGAAGAGCATGAGCGTATCGCTCAGATTGTTATTGTCAAGCTAGAGGCCATGTCGGCTCTCTACGCACAACCACCCGTCCAAGCCGGTGAGCGTGGTAAGGGCGGCTTCGGTTCTACTGGAAAGGTCAATAAATGATTACCGTCTACTCTAAGCCCAACTGCCCTCAGTGTACGGCTACGTACCGTAAGCTGAAGAGCCTTGAACTACCACATGAGAGTGTGGATGTGACGGAAGATGCTGGCGCATTGGCATTTATCCGCGCATTGGGTTATCAGCAGGCACCTGTCGTTGTCGTGCGTGAGGGCGAGGAAATTAAGAAGCACTGGTCCGGCTTCCGACCGGACCTCTTGAAGAAGGAGGCACAGAATGACTAAGATTACGGACCCTATTAAGCTCGAAGAGGCTCGCGCCCGTATGGCTAAGGCTCGTGCGTCTCGAACCTCAATGAAGTATCCAGATAGTATTGAGCAGCGCGTGGGCGTTGTTCGACAGCTTGTTGTACAGCAGTTCACTGACGCGGGTCTGTCAGTAGCCGATGACGGAAAACTGCTTGGCGCCGATTCTTCACGCTATTATTACAATAAGTTGGTTAGAGGGTCATTGACCCTAAAGGACCTGATTCTGTTGGGTGATTACATGCCAGTTGACTGGACTCTCATTTTCAAGTCGATTCGACAGCCGAAGGAAGTTGTGCGTCCAATGGAAACTGAGGCAATGCCAATCAACATGGAGTTTTCGGAGCCTGGGGATAACCCATTTGCTGATTATTTCGTTGACGTGGACGGTGTGTGATGGAACCTTCGTTGCGTGATTTTGCTGCAAGCCTCACGGATGTTCCTAACTTCGGTTCGACAAAGCTCGTTCGATTCCTCCGGCGTGAAGGTTTCTTGAAGAAGGGGCGCTATATTAGCGAACCGACTGAAAAGGCCAATGGCTTGCTCGATGTGCGCCGCGTCTACACTGATGAGGGTAACTCATATCGGCAGGTGTTCGTCACTGAAGAAGGTGTCCGGGTGTTCACTGATATGATTAAGGCTGAGTACGAGGACTTCGGTCCTTGGGAGATTAGGAGCAATTATCGTGATTAGTTGGACTGACCTGGCTGCTGACTACAACCTGTGGATTGACAACTTCGATGCGGAGCGTGGCGGTAACGCTATTGACCGCATCGTCATTCACCACAATGCTGGCAAGGCTATGTCGCACCAAGGTGTGTACGGGGCTTTCAGCAATAATGGCACTTCTGCGCACTACAACGTAGATATTAGCGGCTCGATTGCTCAGTTCGTCCATGATTGGGACACGGCCTGGCACTGCCCGGGCGTGAACAAGCTGAGTATCGGCATCGAGCACGCGAACTGCTCAGGTGCCGAGGGCGGCTGGGATGTCGGCCCCGAAACCATCGACGCGGGCGCACACCTGACTGCTGCTCTGTGTCGTGCGTATGGTCTGGGTCGCCCTGAGTGGCGCGTCAACGTCTTCCCTCACTCGGACTTCTACTCCACGATGTGCCCTGCCTCGCTGCGTGACACGTATGCAAACGAGTACATCGAGAAGGCCCAGCAGTATTACGACAACCTTGACGCTGACCTGTCCGAGAAGGAAGGCTGGGTGTCGCAGAATGGTGGATGGTGGTACCGCACTGAAGACGGTGGCTACGAGACTGGCTGGTTCCCCGTGAACGACAAGTGGTACTACGCTAACGAAAAGGGCTGGTTGCAGTTCGGTTGGCAGCACATCGACGGCCATTGGTATTTCCTGCATGATGTCCATGATGGGCGCTATGGTGAGATGGAGACCGGCTGGCAGAAGGTCGGTGAGCACTGGTTCTATCTGAACGATAAGGGCCAGATGCAGACTGGCTGGCTGCTCGACAAGGGCAAGTGGTACTACCTTGAGAACAACGGCCAGATGCGTACCGGCTGGTTGGCGTACAACGGCAACGACTATTTCCTTACTGAGACTGGCGCTATGGCTGTTGGCTTGTGTCAGACGCGCCTTGATGGTGCTTGCTCGATTTTCGGTGAGGACGGCAAGCTGCTTGTCGGTAAGCTTGTTGTCGAACAGGACGCTGACGGTATCGTGAAGCTGGTAGAATCTAAGTAACTTCGATTTAGGAGGAACTTGGACATGGAGAATGTTCTCACTACTGACCGCACCAAGTGGACCGCACTGACACCTGAGCTGCGTAAGGCGATTTACGGTGTTGTTGCGGCCTTGCTGGCTGTCGGCATTGCTTATGGTGTTGTCGCGCCTGAGCAGTCGGCTCAGTGGCTTGATGTGCTGGATAAGGTCTTGGGCTTGCTTGCCTTGGTTCTTGCAGCTGTTCACACGGGCGGTGTTTATACGGCTCCGTCGTATGGCGCTCCCGACGCTGAGTGACATAACAATTGAAAACCCCCTTGCTGATGTCAGTGAGGGGGTTTTCGCTATAATGGCCTCATGAAGAAGTTGCTGAGGTCTATGAGTGAGCCGAGGTCGGTGACTGCCGTGATGGTAGTTATCTACACGGCTATCGCTATTACCGGTATTGGGTTCTTGACGAGTGCTGCGGTGCTACCGTGGGTTGTTGTCCTTGCGGGTGTTCTCATGCTCGTATCAGGTGTTTTGGGCGCTCCATCCGCGTGGCTTGGCTCCTGGTGGTTGGAAGGCCCAGCGGCCTTGACATCTGTCGTTGGCATCATGCTTGTGTCGATTAACGAACTGGTCCTGACTACTGCACATGTACGTTGGCCGCTTCATGTTATTATTTTGTCAGTAATTATTGCATTGTTCTTTTTGGGGCGTGCTCTGCGTGTGTGGCCTTACTCGTATCGCCCTGGAGTTCTGCCGAAGAGCAAGCTAGAAAAGGCTGAGGAACGGTACAATCAGACAAGGCAGGAATACTTGTCAACCATTAGTGAGTAACAAGGAGTTAGCATATGAACACGGCATTGGTGGGCTTCATTTGCTCTGCTGTAACCCTTGTTATCAAGGCTCTCGTTGATTTGTGTATTGATCGTTACAAGAAGGCTCAAGAGATTCAAGAAGCCCGTGATGATCTTGAAGCTGATTTGCGCACGCAAGCGTTCCTGTGGAAGGAACATGCTTACGCGGTGCGTGTTGCGGCTTTGCAGGCCGGTGTGAAGGTAGAAGACTTGCCTTCAGTTCCGAAGGAGGATTAAATGCTGTTTGCCTGGTTCTTGGTTGGCCTTGCTGCTGGCTTGATCGCCGGTGTTGTGGGTACTTACATGTACTTGGATAAGAAGTTTCAGAAGTCAGTGGAAGAGGTGCTAAATGAGTTCTCAGAACGACTCGCGCAGTTTGCTGACGAGTGACGACCCGGAGCTGCGTGGTAAGCGCGACATGGCCCTGTCACTGCTGAAGCGTGGCACTGAGCGTAACAAGATCATCAAGGCAACAGGCTTCACGTCTGAAGAACTGTTCATCATCGAGCAGTCCTATTACGACAGCCGACAGGAGTTGTCGCCTCGTAATATGCGCATCAAGCAGCTTGATCGTCTTGATGCACTTGTTGACATGGCCTATAGCCAGATCGAGATGTTTGGCCTGGCTGACGAGAAGGGCAACTGGGGCCAGAACCTTCAGGCTGTTCTTGCTGTCTTGCGTGAAATCTCTGAGGTTGCGAACCTGAAACGACAGACGGTGACGCATGAGATTCGCGTGATCGAAGAGAAGCAAGTCAATGTCATGCTGTCGTTCACCAATCAGGTGCTCGAAGAGTATACGGCGCTGATGTACCCGCATCTGTCGGCTAAGGCTAAGAAGGCTTTGGAGACGAACAAGGCTGACTGGTTCTCTCAGGCTGTAAACAAGCCTGCCGCGTTGCTTGAGGCGACTGTGGAAGTTGAGGGTGAGTAATGCTACCTTTCGGTGCTGTCGCTAAGAAGTTTTCTGATGCCCAGCGTCTTGAAGTGTGGCGTAATAACCCTGCCAAGTGGGCTGAAGACCACGGCCTATTCATGTGGTCTAAGCAGCGTGAAGTTTCGCGTAGCGTCGTAGAGCATCAGAAGACACTAGTTGTCACTTCTAATGGCGTTGGGAAGTCAAGGCTGTCAGCAATGCTCGTCAACTGGTGGGTAGACACTCATCCTGTCGATGATACGACAGTCGTCACGACGGCGACGAACTGGAAGCAGGTCCGCAACGTTCTGTGGAAAGAGATTCCCCGTGTCAAGGCTGACGCTGGCATCGGGGGCAAGGTTAACGCCGACGCAACATGGAAGATGGGAGACCGCCAAGACCCTATCGCCTTTGGTATGAAGCCAGACGATAAGGACGAGTCCGGCTTCCAGGGTGTCCACGACCAGTACGTCCTAGTGATTATGGACGAGGCGGGTGGCATTTCCAAGGAAATCTTCACCGCTGCTGACGCAATCACGACCAACAAGTTCGCACGCATCCTGGCTATCGCTAACCCGAACGACCCATCGTGCTATATGGCTGAGGTCTACAAGCGCGAGATGCGCCTGAAGCCTGAAGAACGTTCATGGAACATCATCCAATTCGGTGCATACGACACACCGAACTTCACGGGCGAAGTCGTGCCCGTCGAGGTTGCGACTCGTCTTGTGCAGGTTGACTGGGTTGAAGCACGTAAGAAGGAATGGGGCGAGGACGACCCTCGTTTTGGCGCGCGTGTCCTCGGCGAGTTCCCCGACGTGTCTGACGATGGTCTGTTCAACATGGGCCGTGTCATGCAGTCGATGGAGGCATACGACACTTCTGAACCTGATGAGGGTATGCCGATTGTTCTCGGGGTTGACGTTGCCCGTTACGGCTCCGACAGCTCGGTGATTGTGTCGAACCAGGGCGGGTACATCAAGATTCATGGGCGGTACCAAGGCTTGAATGGTCCTGAGCTTGCACGCAAGGTGGGCGAGCTGGCCACGGAGCTAGGGGCTGTCGAGATTCGGATTGACGCGATTGGTGTCGGCGCGTCAGTGCTCGACAGCATCTACAATTACGTGCCACCCAGCATGTCTGTCGTCGGCATCCACGGCAACGCGAAGTCTGGGGATAGCACGAAGTGGTTTAACTATCGTGCAGCTATGTACGATCAGTTCGCTAAGGCTGTCGCTGATGGTCGCGTGTACCTTCCTGACGATGAAGAGCTATACAAAGAGACCGCTTCGATCAAGTATACGTATCGTGGGTCTGCAATGCTCATTGAATCGAAGGAAAACATGCGCAAGCGCAAGGTGAAGTCCCCTGACACTCTCGATGCTGTCATTTATGCATATCAGAACATTGATGCAATTATGGCAGGGAACTCTGAAGGCCAGTACTATTCGCCTGACGATCTGCTCGAAGAAGATGACCTCTTGGACTTCATGTTCGAGGAAGAGTTGTCTGTATTTCTAGCATGATAGGATAATTTACATGAAGTATGAGCAGACGTTTCAAGAAGCACTAGGGGCTTTTTCTGATACCCTAGCGCGTCTCAAGCGTGAAGATGTGGGCTGGTTGCCTTTGTCTGCTGTCGAAGGCCCTGATTCTCTGATTACTCTTGATGTGATTAGGGACCATTCGGCGCGTGCGCGCCGTTTGGCTACTCTTAATCCAATTGTGAAGCGCGGCTTGGTTGTCCGTAATGCCTATATGTGGGGCGACCCGGTTGTCTACAAGGGTTCTACTGGTCCTTCTCGTAAGGTGATCGAAGAGAACACGAAGGCTTGTTTTAGTGTTCAGGCGCGTGTCCGTGATGAGCAGTCCTTTAACACGGATGGTTGTGTCATTTACCTTGTTGATAAGGCGACGAAGACTGTTACGCCTGTCCCGTTGATGCGCCTTGCAGGCGTGGCGACTGATGATGCGACCGGGGATGTCGTTGCTCTGCTCATTAACCCTGTCGTGAGTGGTGAGCCACAGTGGTACATGCTGTGGGACCGAGTGGGCGTGAAGATCACCAAGTCTAACTACAAGGTGAACAAGCGTTTGACGGCTGTGTACGCGACGGTAAACCGGCTGATGTCGGAGCAATACGGTAAGCCTGATCTTATGAGTGCTATGTCGTATGCGCAGCGGTACAAGGAACATCTTGAGGTTGCGCACCTCATGGAGAAGTCACTGGCCAAGCTGGCCTTTAAGGCGACGAGCGTCAACTCTCGACAGCAACAGGCCGTTCAGCAGCGTATGGCTGGTCCTGGTGTCGGCGGCACTGCGAACATTGGAGCCGGGCAGGACATCCAGGCGATTAACAAGGCCGGTGCTGGCATTGATTTCTCGGCTGGCACGCCTCTTGCGGCGATGGTGTCGGCTGCTCTCGACATCCCCTTGTCGGTGTTGCTGACTGACGGCTCTGCTGGTGGTCGTCAAGGTGCTGAGACTGCTCTGGAAGACCCGACATTCAAGGCGTTGGAGCTTCGTCGTCAGTTGCATATCGACATGCTCAATGAGGTTGCGCAGGCTCTCGGCATTAAGGTGCAGATCGAGTACGGTTCGATCAACAATGACCAGACACACCGCCGTATTCAGTCTTTGACGCTTGCATACCAGAATGGTGCTTTGCATCAGATTGAGATGCGTTCGGGTGTGTTGCAGCTCTTGAAGATTGCTGGTTCTTTGCCATTGGAAGATTTGCCTGAACTGCCCTCTGAGAATGAGGCTGATGGTGAGGACGATTCGACAGCAGCAAAGACTGATGACGAGGACGGACGCTCAACGGGTGTAGGCCCGTTGTCTGATGGAACGAACGACAACCGGGATAGGGGGACTGATGCTTAAGCTGCATGAGTCAACGGCGGCTGTCGGTACTGAGTCTCTTGGTGAGGGTAAGTACCGCATCCGCATTATCGTGCCCGGCCAGGGTTCGAGCGGCATCTACACCGCTGAGAACTTGGCTGAGTCTGCGCCTTTGTTTAAGGCGGGCACGGAAATGTTTATCGACCACCCAACCGAGACTGAAGAATGGGAGCGCCCGGAGCGTTCTATTCGTGACTACGCTGGTGTCTTTCTTGAAGACGCGACAGTTGGTGAGGATGGGGCACTCTACACGGTGTGTAAGGTGTTTTCTGGGGTGAATGATCTAATCAAGGATAAGTGGGAGCATATTGGTGTTTCCATTAATGCTTGGTGCGACCAGCCAATTGCGGAAACAGGTGTTGTTCCTGTTTTTGCTGGCGTTCGCTCGGTTGACTTTGTTACCGCACCTGGTGCAGGTGGTGGCATTGTTGATCTGCTAGAATCAAAGAGGAATAACAACCTTACTAAGGAGGAAGGCATGGACAAGGAAATCGAGTCCGCGTTTTCTGAGCTTCGTACCGAGTTTGCTTCGCTCATTGAAGCTCTTGGTTCTAAGCTCGATTCCGTCGTTGCTTCTATTACTGAGGCTAAGGCGGAAGAAGTTGAAGAGAAGGTCGAAGAGTCGGCTCCTGTCGATGTCGATTCGATGATTGACGCGGGCGAGAAGATCGCTGAGTCTGGCCTTCCCGAGGCAGCTATTGCGCGAGTGCGTGAGGCTATCAAGAACGGCGTGGATGTTGATTCCGCGCTTGAGGCTGAGCGTTCTTACCTCAAGGAGGCTGCGGCCTCTACTGCTACCCCCGTTGTTGACGAGTCTACGCAGGTCTCTCTGAAGGAGTCCTACGCTAAGATTGGCTGGAAGTGATTCTCATGGCAGGTATCAAGAAGTTCCCTCTGACGGGTAACAAGGATAACCAGATTTTCGAGTACTCGGATACTCTTTCTCTTCTGATTGACAACGCGCAGAAGCACCTGAAGGCCGGTGACGCGGTTGTCGTCAACAAGGAGGCTGGTATTGCTGGCATCCTGATGTCGGATGTTGCTCCGGCTGAGGAAAAGACGGATTACGCGACTGCTGCTGAAGCTCTGACTAAGCCTACGTATGGTCTGAATCGTGCTCAGCATGCTTCGGTTCGCGTGAAGGGTGGCGTGTTCGCTCTCAAGGTTGACGGCACCCTGTCGCCGTTCAAGCCTGGCACGCTTGTTTACCTGAAGGCTGCGACGGCTGACGGTAAGCCGACCGTTACCTTCACCAAGGCTGGCGCTGATGTCGTGCTTGGTTGGGTGAAGGAGATTTACACTATCGCCGCTAAGGACAGCGTCTACCAGGTTGTTCTTGATTCCCGTCCTGTTGCCTGAAAGGTTTAACTAATGTTGATCAATGAAAAGGATCAGCTTGAGTTCAACAAGCTGCTCGAAGGTGCCTTCAAGGGCGACAAGATCGCTCAGGCTAAGCTGAAGGAGGCTGTCACCACCGATAGCCTCGCGCCGACCATGTTTGTTAACGCTGCTAACGTGCAGTTTGTTAACGCTTATGAGGCTTACGATTCGATTTGGCCCCGCATCGCGGAAAAGGTCTTGCTCAACGACTTCCGCCCTGCCGCGTACCTGTCGCTGAACTCGGACATTGCGTCGATGCCTATCGACAATGGTGGCTTCTCGCCCATCCAGGACACGCTGCCCGCGATTCCTGAGTTGACCCCTTACCCGACTCTCACGTACACCGGCAACGGTCGTTTCGTTGAGGTTGGCAAGCATGGTGCGCGCCTTCAGTTCTCGTTCGAGGCAATCGTCAACGATGACTGGAATACGATTGAGAAGCTGCCGACTGACGCGGGTCGCCTTGCGGCTCGCACTGAAGACCTTTTGGTCCTCATGACCCTGTTCGACCCCCTCAACAAGAACATCAAGACCGATCTGGGTCGTCAGCTTGACCTGACGAAGGTACCTGGCGAGTTCAAGGGCGAGGCTGTCGCCGGTGCTAACGGCAAGGATGCGCGCATCTCCTACGGTGCTATCACTGCTGCTCGTTGGCAGGCCCTTAACACCAAGTCTGAGTCCGGTCGCACGGTCACCGTTCCTGGTGGTTTCGCCCTGGTTTGCTCGCCTGCCCAGGGCCAGTTGGCCCGTGAGATTCTTGCTATCCGCGAGATTCGCACGACCAATGGCAAGACGACCACGATCAGCACCAACACGCTGACCGACATCGAGGTTGTCGAGTCCGACCTCATTGGCACCATTGTTGGTGACGACGCTTGGGCACTGGTTCCCAAGGGTGGTAAGGCCGGGGACAAGACCACTATCGCTAAGACCTCCATGCGTGGCCGTGAGACCCCGGAGCTTCGCGCTCACAATGCGACTGGTACGATGCTCGGCGGCGGCGCTGTCGATTACCGTGAAGGTAGCTTTGACAATGACGACGTGGAGATTCGCGTTCGTCAGATCGCTGGCGCTGGCCTGCTGAACCTTGATGGTGTCGTGCTCTCTGCCGGTGGGCAGGTAGAGCACCTCTGATCAGTTAGCTGATTAAGTAAGACCCCTGTGGCCCCTTTGGTCACGGGGGTCTTGCTATACTGGTTTCATGAGTGATATTGATTTTTCTTCACCTGTGGGGCAGGTGCGTGTTCTTATTCCTGATTTGCGTAAGTTGGAGGACTTGCGTGATTTGAGGAATGAGCCACGCTACCTCTTCGCGGATGAAGAGATCGAGGCTTTCCTTGCCATTAACAATGGCAACATGAAGTTGGCTGCTGCTGATGCATGTGACGCTATTGGCATGGACAAGGCTTTGCAGTTGCTTGTCTTGAAGACGGACGACAAGCAGACGGACGGTGCTAAGCTATTGTCGGCTATTGTTGGTCGTGCTCGTCAGTTGCGTGCTCAGGCGAAGGAAGACGAGGAAAACAACCTCTGCTTTGATGTTGTTCATCCGACGTTTGAGCCTGTGGATTGGGCGGTGAACTTCTAATGGCGCTGTCGATCAATCCTAATATCCACCCTTTGTTCTTGTATGCTTCGTACTACCCATTGCAGTTGTTGGCTAATACGAAGGTGAGTATCTACGAAACACCTGACACGGTATCGTATGAATGGACTGCTGACAATGGTCTGTCGGCTGTCGACAATCGTCCTATGTGGACTGGTTGGGCTAACGTGACACCTAACGTTGACTGGCGTGCTCGCAATCGTGAGTGGGCTGGTGAAGTCACAGGTGTTCACGCTTATCGTGTGCAGTTATTGCATCTCGACAAGAACGAGCTTGTGTCGCAGGATTTGTGGGGTGAGCCTTCGGTGCGTGTGTCGTTCGGTGAGGGTATGCGTGTACAGGTGGATGAGGCTCCAACAGACACCAGGATTGAGGGCTTGAAGCTCGTCATCCGTAACGCTCAGATTGATACGCTAAACTGGCAGGTGACACTACTTTGCGACGTGGAGACGGGAGATACCAGTCATGGCCAGAACTAAAAAGACTGTCCGCTTCGATGGGCGTGTCACTGGTATTAAGGTTACGGTCGATTCCGACCGTTACGGTGTTGCAGCTAAAGCAAAAAAGAAAATCATCGACGCCGCTTGGAAGAAGGTCGATGCTGCTGCTAAGGCGGCTGCCGCTGCTTCTACTGAGTACGGTCGTCAGTTGATTAACTCTGACCCACGGCGTGTCGATACTGGCTACATGCGCGACACATTCAGTGTCGATGCATCCAAGGGCGGCAAGGTTGTCGAGATAGGCTGGCATAAGTGGGACCGAGATAAGCCGTACTACTCATGGCAGGAGAATGGCACATATGGCAACCGCACGACTGGCTATCTTCGTTCTGGTTTGCGTGGTAAAGCCCACGGCGACAGAAGCGCGAAGGGTATTACCCCTGCTAAGTACCTGCCTCGTGTGACGGCTGTGTTCCGTGAAGAGTTTTATGGGAGGCTGAAGTGAAGGATAGAACTCTAGAGTTTGACGAGGCTTGTCTGTCTATTCTCCGTTCAATCAAAAGCGTCGAAGTTTTCGACTCCTTTGCTCGTGATGTTCGTGTGCCTCTTTATATTGTGTATCACGGTGGGGCTGAGATTAATCGCAATTTAAACCACTACATGTCTATGGCTGGGCACACCCAGGATGTTTATGAGCATCCTTTTTACGTGGATGTTTATGCTGAGAATAAGGAAATGCTCAACCGTCTCGTGTCGGTTGTGAAAGAAAAGCTCATTGGTGCTGTGCTGATTGATGGGTCTAACGGGGTGAATATTGCGGCCTCTGTTGGTTCGACAGCAGACCACGATTCCACGTTGCGGCCTACTGTTTATCAGCGTCATATGAGCTTTTACGTGAACCTGGATAGAGGGGACTGATTATGCGTGTTCGCAACAAGTACACCGGTATTGTGTGCGAGAAGTCAGAAGCAGAACTATCTGTTTTTTCCGACATGTATGAGCTTGTCGATGACGAGACACCTCTGACGCAACCCCCGTGTTGTGGCGCAGATGATACTATTGAAGACGACAATACTACTCAGGAGGACTGAATACTATGGCTAAGATGTTGTCGCCGAATACCACCATTTGGTGGATTCCGGCTGATGCTATCACCAACATGGATGACCTGTTTAAGGCTACGACCTATACGGGTGGCACGGCGAAGGCCGTTGACATCTCGTGTGCTATTGCGGCGGGCATGACGCTGGGCGCGACTGATTCCGATACGGACGATTCTCGTTCCATTTGCGACAGTGGAAACGCGAAGACCCCTACGGTGTCGAACTACGAGGCTTCTCTCACGTTCTTCCGTGAGGAGATTGCCAAGGGTCAGAAGGCCGCCGGTAACACCTCTGTCTATGACAAGGCGTTTCAGCTCTTCAAGCGCGGCACTCTCGACGGCCTGAAGGAAGGCTACCTTGTTCAGCGTATCGGCTTCCGACAGGGCACCCCTGTCGAGGCCGATATGGAACTGTCGGTGTTTAAGGTTGTCCCCGACAACCCGAAGGACGAATTGGGCGACGGCGACAAGCCGATTCAGTTCACTGTGCCATTCCTGGCTCAGGGATACATGGAGCTGAATAAGGCTGTCACTGCCTGATAGGTTCTGCTAGAATACCCCTGTACCTCCGAGGTGCGGGGGTATTCTCATATCCGATTGGAGTAGACATCATGACTTTTGAGCTGTCTAAGATTATCTCGTCGATCAAGCCGACTGTGAAGGCTATCGACATCCCCTTGAATACTGAGGACGCTGAGCGTTTCATGGAACTAACCGAGGCTGCTAAGGCTGCTTTGGTGATTGAAAATACCACTGCTCGTTCTATTACGGATGTTAGCCCCGGGGTGGAGTTTCAGGAGGAATTGGAAGAATTGCGCAAGCAGACGATCACGCTTCGTCTTCGTGCCCTGTCGAACAAGGAGCTGTACGTTCTGAAGCGTAGGGTTTGGGAAGACCCGTTCTTTTCGACGAAGAATAAGAACGAAGACGAGAAGGCGATTCTTGCCGTTGAGCGCGAAGATCGTTTGATGGAGTATATTATCGCTCAGGCGTGTGTCGAGATCATCGACAACGCTACGGGTGAGTCGAAGAACGGCCTGTCTGATGATGAAGCTGCTGAGCTTCGTGGGCACTTGCCTGAGTTCCTATGGGAGCGCATCTGCAAGACTTGGGACGAAGCTCAGAAGCTTGGCATTGTCGTTGCGGAAGCGATTAGTGACCCTACGTTTCATGGGGACGGAACTGTCGAGACCGGAGAACCAGTGGATGCTGCTTCTTCTGAAGACAGCGAGGGCTGAGGGTAAGCCACCTACGCTGTTTACAGGTGCTCATGGCATGTTTGCTCGTGTAGTGCCTGTGTGGATTGGTGATGAGCTGGATTCTGAACCAATTGATCAAAATGAATACACACCACTTGATCTGGCTTTGTGCGCGGGTTATCAGTATTATCTCGACAGCCTGTGTAACAAGTGCGGGACGCCACTATGGTATGGCCGTAGTGAGCATCCGGCGATTGAGTTCCGTGTTGAAACATCGACATGTTATTCATGTGCGGAACTTGATGCGCATCGTGAGAGGCAGAAGGAACAGAAGCCGGGTGAGAGCACGTATACTGTGATGAGTACTGTGGAGTACTCGGATGGCTCGAAGGAGCCTTTGCCTTCACCTCTTGAAGCACTAGAGCAAGTTGGTTAGGAAATGTCCCTGGTATCATTGAGTTGATACCGGGGACATTTTCTTTTAGGAGTTAAGGTGGCAGACGAGTCAATCAAGATCGACATTGACGTTAACGCTGCTGGGGCAGACAAGGCGGCTCAGAGCATTAGCGCTCTGGAAAAGCAGATTGGTTCCCTCCAGGGGGCTGTTGCTGCGCTGAAGGCACCATCTGCCCGTGGTGGTTCTGTTCTTGATTCTTTGCAGTTGGATTCCACAAAGGTCAAAAACCTGAAGGAAACCTCTTCTGCGTTGAAGTCCGTGGCCGATGCTCTTGGCTCGTTGAATAAGGCTGCTGGGGACGCGAGCAAGGCTGATCTTTCGGCTGGCGTCGATAAGGCTGTGTCAGCGTATCGACAGTTCATCCGCGAGACTCGCACGATGAACAGCCTGAGCAAGGACCATATCGCCAAGCTGAAGGATACTGCCTCGGCTATGCGTGAGGTGGCTTCTGCATCTAATGCTATGGCTGAAGCTGAGTCCAAGGCGAAGAAGGCTCAGGCGGCGTTGAACCAGTCTCAGGCTCGCAAGACTGAGGCGCAGGCTGAGAAGCTGCGCGCTCAGGCAAGCGTGAAGCACGAAGATAATGCTATCCCTTTGCAGCGACAGAAGGGTCGGGATGAGCGTAGCCTCGTGAAGACGAAGGGTGATGAGGCTGCTCGTCTTGCTGAGATTCAGGCTACGTCGCAGTTGCAGCAGGCTGAGTTGAAGTTGGCTGGTACGACAGTGACTGCTGAGGCGAAGCGTGAGGCTGCTGCTGTCGCCGCCTCGGCTAAGATCACTGCTGCCCGTGAGGCTGAGGCCGCACGCACGCAACGTGCCATGATTAAGGAGCAGGGCTCCGGTGAGCGTCAGATGATGCGCATTAGCGCGTCTCAGGCGAACGCTCAGTTGCGTGCGAATGAGCAGGCTATCGAGCAGGTCCGTTATGCTGCTCGTGATACGGCTGTGTATTACGGGGCCATTACGGCTGGCCTTGGTACGCTGGTGTCGTCTGCTGCGCAGGCTGGTATTGCTCAGGAGCGTGCGTTTGCTGATGTGAAGCGTACCGCTCAGGGTACGACGGCGGACTTGACTGAGCTTCGCAAGGCGTACACGGATTTGTCTACGGAAAAGGTTGTGACGCCTTTTGCTGATCTTGCGAAGATCGGTACGCTTGGTGCGCAGATGAACATTCCGACGAAGGACTTGAAGGATTTTACGACCGCTGTCGCAGAGTTTTCGACGGTTACGGAGATGGATGTCGAGGCTGCGACTACGGCGTTTGGTCGTTTCGGCCAGATGATGGGCGGCTTGCAGGAGTCCTCTAAGGGCGCCGGGGATGGTTACAAGATTCTCGCGAACCAGGTTGCGGACCTGGGCGCGAAGTCGGTTGCGACTGAGCCTGAGATTGCGAACATGATGGTGTCGATTGCTGCTCAGGGTAAGTCGGCTGGCTTTACCCAGAATCAGATTCTCGCGCTGTCGTCTACGTTGTCGTCGCTCGCTATTCCGAAGGAATGGGCGCGAGGCTCGTTGCAGCGTATCTTCAACTCGATCAATGCCGCTGCTGCTGAGGGCGGCGACGCTATGCATACCTATGCACAAGCTGTCGGCGTGACTGATGTTGAGTTTCAGAAGCTCTGGCGTGACGACCCAAACAAGGTGTTCCAGGGCATCTTGCAGCATTTGGCTGGCATTGGCGATAAGGTTGAGAAGGCTCAGGCTATTAAGGACTTGGGCTTTAAGAACGTGCGTGATGTCGAGCTGCTGGCGCGTATGTCCAACAGTGTTGGATTGTACGTGTCGCAGTTGAAGGAAGCTGAAGAGGCATCGAAGAACACGTCATTCATTGACGATTCGATGTCTATTATCACTGATACTCTGTCAGCTAAGTTGCAGCAGTTCCAGAACGCTTTGCAGAACGCTGGTGCGGCCATGAACTCTAGCTTCATGGTGCCAATGAAGGCCATCGTTACTGTGGCGACAATGGCCGTGAACGCTTTCGCTAAGCTACCTGCACCTATTCAGGCGTTTGTTGGTGCGCTGACTATGGTCAGTGTCGCCCGTGTGGGCATGACTGCTGCGAAGGCTGCGCTCATGTCGATGTCGGCTTCGTATATCCAGATGCAGACCCGCATTATGCAGGCGACGGGGCAGCAGAAGTTGTCCTGGGGCATCGTGTTCCAGGCTGTGAAGCAGGCTCAGGCGGGGGTGGCGTCGTATGACGGCGCCTTGGCTTCGAATGTGGCGACTGCTAACGCTGCTGCTGCGGCTAACCAGAGGCTTGCTGCTGCGGATAACATGGTGGCTGCGGCTGCCGGTAAGGCTGCGGTTGCGAAGGGCGCTCAGAACGCCGCGCAGATGGCTTCGGCGGGCGCGTCGGCTGCGGCGGCTGGCGCTCAGGTTGCGGCTGGCGCTGGTCAGGCTGTGGGCGCGCTGTCCAGGCTGTCGTCTGTTGGCTCTGGTCTAATGGCTATGTTCGGCGGACCTTGGGGTTTGGCTATCACTGGTGCTATTACCGCTGTGACGGTCGCTGCATCGTATCTTGGTGATTCATTCACGAGTGCATCAGAGAAGGCTGAAAACTTCAGTAATGCTGCGGGAGGTTCTTCGGCTATCTTGAACGCTTTGGCTCAGGATACGAAGGAAGTTGGTAATGGTACCCAGTCTAGCTTTGTCGAGCTGAACGCTACGATTGAGCAGAATGGGGAAGTTCTGACGGCTAATGGTCAGGCGCTTGGTTATTACGTCGATCAGTCTGGTCAGGTTGTTCAGGCTACCCATGAACAGGCCGAGGCTATGGGTTACTCTACCTTGAAGATTGGTGAGCACACTCAAGCCTTGATTATGGACGCCATTCAGGGTTCTGATGCTTTTAAGGGCATGTCTAAGGAAACCAAGCAGGCTTTGGTTGACATGGGTTTCTCTTACGCGAAGTACATCAAGCTGGCCACTACTTCCGAATCTCAGGGTGGAGGTAAGGCTGCGGCTGATGCTTATATTGATGGGTATATCGCTCAGATTCAGGCTCGTTCTAATGAAGCTGCTCAGGCATCTTTGGATGCTGGTGAGGGCGGTGAGGGTATTCTTGTTAATACTCGTAAGTATGATGACCAGATCAATGCCCTCAATGAACTAAAGGGACAGACTGACGGTGTTGGCGGTGCTATGCGTGACGCTCTGAACAATGCTATTCTCTTCGGCCAAGGTGTCGAAGAGACCGGTGAGCAGACCGAAGATGCTGGTTTCAAGATCGGTGATGCCAAGGGCGAGTTCAAGGACATGGCCGAGGTTATCCGCTCTGTCCTTGACGAGATGTTCTCTTCAACGGACGCGGCTGCTGCTCTCGACAGTGCCTTGCAGGAAGTCTATAACTCCATGCAGGAGCATGGTACGTCGATGGACCCAAACTCTGCTGATGGTCAGGCGAACATTGCAGCTATCTCGAGCTACTTCGAGAAGATGGGTAACGCGGCGGCTGCTGGTATTGAGGAAATGGGTCTGACTGGTGAGGAGGCGTACCAGTACGCTCAGCAGTCGATTCAGGATGCTATTGACTACTTGACTGCTCAGGGCTTCGACATGAGTGCTTTCGAGCAGCAGCGAGACACTATGGCCGCAATCATTGCACAGCCTTACCAGTCGGGTGAAGTCGATCATTCTAAGACAGATGAATCGCTTGGACAGATGGTCGGTAATGCCATTGACGCGGTGAATCAAGCTCAGGGTGCTTTGGGTAAGGTCCAGGCAATCTGGAACGCTATCAGCAGTTACCAAGGTTTGATTGGTGGTGCGAAGTCTAAGTCTGGCAAGGGCACATTCTCTCTCGGCAAGAAGTCTAAGATTCGCATGCCTACTTTCGCTGGGCGTAACAATGGTACGTCGGCGTTTAGTGCTAACAATTTCCGCGAGAAGCCTCAGCGCTCTAGTCGTAGTGGAGGCGGCAGTGGAGGTGGTGGACACTCGCCTCGATCTGGCGGGGGTAGTGGTTCTCATGCCAAGAAGGCGGCTAAGACGGCGGCGGAAATCTTTGAAGATTTTCTGTCGCGCCTGAAGTCGGCACTCGACAAGGCGCTCACTTCTTGGTGGCGCTCTACGACTGCGCAGGATAATTACCACAAGAGTCTAAACAGCCTAAAGAAGAATGTCGAAGGCACGACGAAGAAGGTTTCTGATCTCCGTAAGGAGAATGAGAAACTTGCATCGGATATGCGGAAGAACGAGCAGGAGTTACACGACGCTGAGTTTTTCCATGCTGTCGCCGTGAAGTACGGTGATGATGAGCGCACTCGTTCGACTCAGACTGACATTGATGAGGCTAAGCAGAAGATCAACGAGGGCCAGACGAAGATTGCCGACAACGACAAGGAGATTGCAACCCTACAAGCCGGGCAGTTTGCTCTGAAGGGTTACACAGATGAGGCTATTGCTAACCGTGAGGCTCTGCGGTCGTTGCAGTCTCAGATGATTGGTTTGATTGAGGCGTATGCTGCTGCTGGTCATTCGACACAGGAGATTGAGGCATACACACAATCACTGAAGAAGCAGTTTATCGACCAGGTTACTCAGCTTGGGTTTAACCAAGGTGAAGTGACTGAGCTCGCAGGTGCATTTGATAGCTTAACTTCGACTATCGGTCAGGTTCCTCGTGAGGTAAAGGAGAATGTAACAGACAATGGTACTGTCGGTGCGACACAAAGCGCGATTGATGGTATCCATGGTCATGATGTTACTATCCCTGTTCGCCCTGATAGGACTACTATTCCGGTAACTTTGGATGTTAAAGGTTTTGGGCGTCTGATTGGACACAAAAATAACTTCTCCGGTTCTAGTGGTAGTTTTGCGAAAGGTGGTCTACTGCTAAGTTCCAAGGCTATTCCAGGTTTCGCTGGGGGAGGCTTACTGCCTGGTCGTCCACCTGCTAACCCGAAGGCCGACAATCTCATGGCGACGGATGGTCACGGCATGTTCCGTGTCCGTAGTGGCGAGTACGTGATTAGCCAGCCTGCTGTCGATTTCTATGGCAAGGGGTTTATGAACGCCTTGAATACGATGCAGGTTCCTGTGTCGGCGGGCGGGGTCTACCAAATGGGTAGTGATGCAGTTCTTGCTACAATTAACCCAGCACAGTTTAATGAGCTGGTGAAGGCTGTTAGTACGTCTGTCCTTTTGGATGGGCAGGCTATTGGTCGTAACATCGACAATCGGAATGAGGGAGCAGGTAGTCGTGGTGTCTACTAGAGGGTGTCAAACGCGCGAGGTGTTTTTCTCTGTGGGAGGCACATTTATGTCGTGGTTCCCCGCACCGGATGAATCGCCTGTTTCTGATAGTGTCCACTATGGGGATGGTGCGGCAACGCTGTTGAATGGCTTTGCTGACATTAATGGTTCTGTGTACGGCCATAAGCATTACGAGCTTACTTGGTCGTACTTGAACCGTGAACAGGCTGATTTGTTCCGCAGACTGTTCATGAACCGTTCTGGAGAATGGGTCACTTACCTGGACCCGTTCTCGATGAACAACGCCCTGTCGCCTTTGATGGGGTTGCCCTATTTGCATTATCATGTTGGTTCCCCGTTTGCCTTTAATGACTTGGGTAAGCAGGCTTTGTTCCCTACAAAGAACATTGATAGTACAACTGGGCATCCTGGGGTTATTCTGAAGCCGAATATCCTGAGTATGCACAATAAGGCTGGTAGTGATGCCAATGGTCTTAATGGCCGTGAGGCTACTTTGTCGTTGAGCGGGCCGGGTAACTATATCGAGCGTGTTGCTGTACCTGAAGGGTACTATGCGACGTTTTATGCTTCCGGCTTTGAAGACGGCAAGCGCCCATTTGAGTGGTCCTTTGGTCGTATTGGTGGAGATGGGCTTCCACTTCATGTCGCTACTAAGGAAAAGAACCGTATTTTTGGGTTTGGTGACGGCATATGGGAGATCGAGATGCGGCCATTGCAGGAGGGGCATATGGGCTGGTGCAGTTTGCGTATTCGTCCGTATGACCCGAATGAGCTTATTACGACGGGGGCACCTGAGTACACTTACTCGTACCCTTCTGGTGGTGGGAACCTTCAGGTTGTTCCTGGTACTGCTAAGATTGTAACTGTGAATAATGCCCGTGGTCATTTCACTGCGTCAGTTACTTTGGAAGAGGTGTGGTCTTGGTAAACGCTATTGGTTTTCCTATTAATAAGCTGACCTCTTGGTCCGTTGTCGAGGATTATGTGTCGCTTGATCGTAACAACTCGACAGGTGGATTCTCTGAGTACAGCCTGGCTGGTACGGGGTTTGTTGAGGCTGCTGATGTGATTGGGCACGTGGTGATGCTTGATGACCCACGCCTCGGTCGTACCCATGCTTTTGTGCGGGCGATTACTAATACTCCCCGGGCGTGGTCGGCCACACTTAATGACCCTTTTTATCAGTTGAACGTTGAGACAACAATCCCTAGCCTTTACCACGCTTCAGTTAAGGATATTGTCAAGCATTTCTTTAAGTGCGCTGGAAGCACAGAGCCTAAGATTTTTACCGCCGCAAGCCGTAATTCATCTCTGAGCTTCTTTAAATATGGTGTGCCAGGTATTCGTGGAGATCAATCTATTGATCAGTTTAACTTCCCTGGTGCTAAGGGTAACTTGTGGAATATACTGAAATCTTTCCTATCAGCGAAGGATTGGCAGATTACGTGGGTTTATGACACAATTGTTCTCTATAGGAACCATAGTGTTCTTACTCGCTTTCAAGGCTTCACCAGGGATTACAGTATTGATTTCTCGGTTGAGGAACCCTTCTCGGATATCGAATGTACTTATTACGAGGAGGATACTCTAAGAAGGCATTACTTCTATTCAGCAGAGTATCCATCAGGAACCACCCCGCAAGGTAGGCCCGCTGTCCCTGGTGAGCGGCTAATCGTTTTGGCGTATCCACCAACTACTATCGACGGCGACAACAGGAAAGAACTCTCCAGTGGAGAGGTTCTTTCGGTCGAATCTGGTGAAACCAAGGAGTTCATCCTGGAAGTCAACGGGGTGGTTAATGCTCTGTATGACCAGCCTGTCTGTGTCATGCCTAAAGACATTCACCCAACAGACATTAATATCTCTACTGAGTCTCCTGGTACTAGAGAAAGGCATATTGTTAATAAGTCAAAGTACTGTGTGGTAGGCAAGGATAACAAGCCTATTACGCCAGCACAGTGGTATGCAGAAGGTGGCTCTGTTTCTGTCGAACTTGGCGATGAGCCGAATCAATTGAAGGTTCGTGTTACAGGCATGGATAATCAACGCCTTGCGCCATTCCGACTTGCTGAGTCTGATGGACAGAATGACTACCAGTCTTTGCGTATTCTCGCTGACGCTTACTTGTATAAGGAGAAGACACTCAACTTCCAGACTGGCTATACTACTAAGACTGAACCAGTGAAGATTGACTCTAAGTTCATTGCGTCGCTCGATGAGGCTTACGAGGCATGTGTTTATGCTGCACAGAAAGCCTTTGGTTATACCTGCGGTCTTGATTGGACTGGTGCTATCCCGTTGAACGAGGCTTATACAGATGTCGTGTATGGCTTTGAGCGTGAGTTGATTACGGCTGCTGATGTAACTGCTTTTACTGGTGCTCCTTTGCCTGAGAAGGCTGCTGAGAAGTGGCCTTCTGGTACGACCACGTACAAGATTGATGCTGATCTGCTGCGGTTTACAGATAACAAGCCGGTCACCAATAGGGCTCAGGTTTTTGGTCGTCTGTCTGGCACCTGTGCTGTGTTCGACAGGTTTGTTTGGACTATTACCTCTGTTAACTATGATGATTCTGGTGTTAAGGCAGTCTGTGAGCCTTATACAAAGGTAGTTGATCTCGCGGCTGTCTTCGACAGGCCAAAGGTTAAGGACTTGGTAACACCCAAAGGTATTACCTTGAGAGAGCTGTCGTTGAAAGGATACACGCACAATGAAGCATAACCTACCTGCCCCTTCTCAGGCGTGGGGCAGTGATATCGACAGGCGGTTGGCTGTGCTTGAATCCCAGGTACGGCTTTATGACAATAAGCTGTCTAATTCTACGGATTCTCTAACTGCACTTACACAACGTGTAAGTGCTAATGGTGTGGCACAGCCGTTCAGCTTTACTGATGGTCGGAGCGCTATGACATTAGACGGTGATTTTAGTAATCAGCTATATACAAGACAGCTTGACTGGGGCGAAGCTGGCTCCTTTATGCTCGTTGCTATTTCTGGTTTTGTCACTGTCCGTTTGCGTGATAGTATTACCTCGTCGTCAACTATGTACGGGGTATATTCACGGATCACAGGTGCAGAAGGCTATGGATATTCTGTAATGGTGCCTGTTAATGGTAGTATATTGGGGGCTAGTATCTCGTATACGTCGCTTATAAGCTACGACGAGAGGTATAACCCAAGTGTTAACATTAGTCTCAGCGGTCTATCCACAGACAAGTATCTGGTTAGCGGTTCCGTAACAAACACACTACAAGTTTCAGTCGCAGGAGTACGATACTGATGCCAACCAACAAGCAAGGTATTTGGACCTACAGTGATAATGATGTGGTTCAGTCTTGGCCTATCTTTATGAACCTCGGATTCAATTCTGTGTCTGAGGTTGTGAAGGGACTCCAGGATGGGCGGGTCATTATTGCGAAGAATGACACTGACCGCGAGGCTAAGTTGAAGTCTATGCGCGATGCAGCTGGTAAGAATCCAGATGTGCTTATTTATCAGGTTGATCGTAAGACTATGAGTTCTTATTCTGATGGGAGACTTACCACCATTTTTGGTGCAGCTGTTGAAACAGGCTACACTAACAATAATGATAACTTTGGTACTTGGAAGAGGTATGGTGCAAATCCCAGTGCAATCATTCAAACAAGTGTTGTAGTGCCAAAACCTGGACTGTGGCTATTTTCTAGTCACATCACTATCGCAAATGATAATGATGCGGCTAACGCCAACATTGATGTCTTTGTTCAACTTGATAATTCTGGTGGTTTTGTCAATGTGGGCACAGTCAACACGTACAACTACAACAAGAACGTGATGTCGTTCCGAGCTGCGTCTATCAGTAAGTTCACTGACAGAGCCAACCAGAGAGTCGATTACGCTGTGAAGGTGGCAGTCAACCCAATGTCGAATATTGGGTGGGGTGGCCTAACTGTTCAGGCCACGAAGATCGGCTGAGTATGGTAAACTAATGCACGACAGATATTCACTTTGTTGATGCTGTTTGCTGTGGATGCTGAAACACCCTGCCAGTTCTCCTTTCCTGGCAGGGTGTTTCTTTTATCTCGGCCATCCGTTGTCGAGTGTCCACTTGTGGTGGAGCTCATGAACGAGGTAGTAGACGAGGTGTCGGAACGCATCTCTCACATCGTTCGCGTCCTTGTAGTTTACGTCCTTGCCGGTGAGCCACCAACCGAGGCTCTTCAGTGTCGCGTCCTTGACCAGTCCCTTAGCCTGAGCGGGGGTCTGGTAGTGGATGTCATCGACAAGCCAGTCTAAGACAGCATTAACCTTCACGGGGGTAAGGTCTGCTGTGAACTTGTTTGAAGGTCGCAGGTCGAACTGTTCGGCAACGACGACGGCTTGTGGGTACTCGTCAAGGTATCGCTTAATGAGTTCCACCGTCTCAATATGTGTCGAGCAGATGAACTGGTCGAAGTGTAGGATTTCCACTTCTTCATCGACACGGGCAACAACAATGCCAGTGTTGACACCTGGGTCAATTGCGATAATTATTTTCATCCTTCTCCATCCAATCATCACTCAAGACATCATAAGATGTTCCAGCGTACCTGTTTCGCCCATTAGGTGAAAGCCCACCAAAGACACCACAACGCCTCTTCTTACCATCCACTGGTGTTTCTTCTGCTTCAAGGCAATCTCGTAGACACTGTTCCCTGATGGGGCATTGGGCGCAGAAGGCTCTGGCAACCTCACTGTAGAGTGTCGAGTCGAAAAACCACTCTGTTGGTACATTAATGCAGTACGCCTGGCTGTAGTCTGTCACACTTCCTCCCAGTTATTGCCAACTTCTGCTTCAGCAGCAAACGGCACACGATCAAAGACTAGTGTCGCTGCCTTAGCCATTTCATGCTCCATCATCTTGGAGCACTCTTCAATTGTTTCTTCCGGGCACTCGACATAGGTAGCGTCATGGACAAGGCCAATCAGCTTAGCTCCGTACTGCCCTACTTGTTCATTGATCTTGATTGCTGCGTTGAGGCAGATATCATTAGCTGTCGATTGTGGAACAAAGGCGAGTGCTTCGTTCTGTGTCGAACTGTAGTTGTTGTCCGACACGAACAGTGGATTGAAGGTGAGACCGAACTTGGTTTTACGCTCGTGGTCCTCTTTCTTGCGTCCGACACTGTGCTTAACACGTGCCTGCCAGTCCCGTAGTCCTGTGTAGGAGCCGAGGTATTGATCGACAACATGCTGTGCGGCCTCAATAGGCTGTTCAAGGGCTGTCGCAATAGCTGGTACCCCTCTATTATAGTTCAAACCGTACACTACACTTTTGACCAGTGCGCGCCTGTTCTTAGCAGTCTTTGGCTGTTCGTGCTTGAACGCCTCATATGCTTCGATTGTCGGGAACTCTTCAGGCCAGATTTTCGTCATCAGGTCATCGAAGAAGTCCGGCGCACCCGGCTGGAACGCGGCAATCATGGCCTCGTCGTCTGCAAGCTCAGCGACAGTGCGCAACTCTGCCTGAGAGTAGTCACACGAGATGATCTTGCAGCCAGGCTCAGCGACAAGGGCGCGCTTGATGCCACTGTCGCGGCCCATCGTCTGAATTGCCGGACCCTTAGCCGACAGTCGCCCCGTCTTTGCCCCATGTGGCAGGTAGTACGGGTGGATACGCCCGTCTTCACCAACCTTCCGGCGCACGTTAGCAATGAAGCTGCCAATCACCTTAGCTGCGTAGCGGTAGGCAAGCAGAGCGTCGATGAACTCAGTCTCCTTGCCTTCGCGTCGCAGCTTCTTCAGGTGGTCCGAGTCGAACGACGGGGACGATACACCTTTGTCCTTGAAGTAGTCCTTGATCTGCTTAGGCGACTGCGGGTTGAAGTCTTCGCCCGCGTGCTGCCTCAGGATAGCTAGGTTCTCGTCACACTGGCGCTTGTATTTTTCTTCCAACTCATCGAGTGCTTCGAGCGACACGGCCACACCGTTCATCTGCACGTCATTGAGAACCCTGGCAACTCGCATACGGTAGCGGTAGTAGTCGTACTTTCCGCTATTCTTCAGGAGCGGCAGGAAGTACTCGTACAGCTTGTGGGTGTATACGGTGTCCATCAGGTTGTACTCGTAGAGCTTTTCACGAGGAATGTTCTCAAAGTACGCCCCACCCTTCAGGTAGGACTTAGCGTCAGAGTCCCAGTCCTCGGCACGCAACCAGCGGCGAGCGAGAGGCTTCAGGCCATGCTCACCGGCCAGGTTATCGAGCACGAAGTGCATGAGCAATGTGTCCTCATGATGGTACACGCGGATACCCAGCCGCTTCGACAGGTAGGGCATGTCGAACGTGCCGTTGTGACAAATAACAGTGCAAGTGTCGCACAGCCGCTTGATAAGCTCTGCCGCCTTGTTGGTCTCAGCAAGTTCTTCGGGGATAACCACACCGAACTTGCCGTTCCACAGCGCAATCGACAGGATGCGGCCAGCAGCAAAGGTATCTTCGTCAATGTCGCCTGCGGACTCGATGTCGAGCGCAATCAATGTGCCCGGCTTGAACGTGATGTCCTCACCCTGCCAGATCACCCAGTCCTTACCTTGCTTCAGACCAAGCTGCTCTGCACCAAGATAGGCGTATTGCAATGCCTGAGCGAGGAACAGACCAGCCTGCGGGTTAGTGATGATCTGCTTAGGTGAGAGCGTCTTGTACGCCTTGCCCTTGTAACCCTTGACAGTGCCGAGAGTGATCTTAATGTCGTCATCGTTCACGTCGTCAGTGATTTCGACGTGCGTGTCTGCCGGAAGGCCAGACACCACAAGTGCCCGCTTCAGTAGAACCTGAGCAAGAACAGGCAGCTTGTCACAGTCAGTAGTTAGAATCTTCATACCTGCCCTCCTATGTATTCGATGAATCGTTCGTTGTTTGTCTTGCCCTTAATGACTTCGCGAATTGTTCCACGTGCCTGGGCGTATGTGATGATTTCCTTCAGCTCACGCATACCACTGATATCAGACTGGAACTTCAACATAAGTTTCGGAATCGAAACCATACCGTTGTCGGTGCGTGCAACGAAGTTGATGAGCTTATCGACCTTGTTACTGAAATTGCTGTTCTTCACGTGGTGGATGAACACTTCATTAGAAGACAACCAGATAGACGCAAGCGAGATAGCCTTCAGCATCTCACGCATCGTCACAACGACAGTGCCCTTTGTAGTCGGCCCGTTGTATATGGCAAGTAGTGCTGCAATACGCAAGACAGAGAACGTCATACGCTCAGTGCCAGGGAACAATTCACGGCTGTTCAGCATGTGGCGCTCAGCAAGAACCTTGGCTTCCTCAGAGAAGTCAATCCACCGCTCGAACACACCCGGCTCAAACTCAACCGGGATACGCACTTCCTCATTCTCCATGCGCTGCGCACGGCGAGCATTGAAAGCCACATCGAACTTGGTCACAGACTTGATCAAGTTCGACACCATGAAGTCGCGCTGCTTGTCCTCAATCTTGCCTGTCGATGCGCTCACGGTCACAAGCTTCACGTCCTGAGACGATGTGATGTACTTGTCCCGGTCGTCAATGACGACCAGACAGCGAGGCGTAAAGCCGGACTCCACCTTCTCGGTCGTCAGGTGCTTAGCTGCCTGGTCCAAGATGCCGGTCCCATAGAACGTCATGTAATACGGGGTGGCAGTCTGGTAGGCGACCTTGCCGCCCTTGTCTTTACGGGCGACAGCCGGAATGTAGCCGTCGTAGCTCTTGGTGAGGAACGGCATCATTGATGCCATGTAGCTACCCTTCTGAGCTGCGTGTGCGAAGAAGTCTTGCACCTCATCAATGGCAAAGAGACCGCTCTCTTTCGGCTTGGTGCGCAGATACGCAGACAATGCTTCACCCGTTGAATCTTCAGGTGCAATGAAAGCGTCAGGCCCCTTGCCGATACCCACTGCAATGTCGCGCATCATGGACTCTGCGAGGCGCAGAGATGTAGACTTACGAGACTGGGTAGTACGTCCCAGAACCAGGAAGTACAGATTCAGAGGCATTTTCTGTACATTCGTTGGGAGGAACGCATACTTAGCGAACATCGAAGACAGGATAGCGAGAGCGCCCGCGTAGTGAAACTGCTTGGGTGCCATTGCAGACTTGGTAGCCGCCCATGCTGCGAACTGATCGACAAACAGTCCCATTGGTTCTTCTTCGCCCTCGTGCAGGAAGTCAACGTCCTGCAACGACAGCTCACGAGATTCACTCAGGAGGTATGATGCGCCGATACGGGTTGTCGCCTCAAGGTCGTTTTCTGTCGGCCCGTTGTGTTCTGACTTCCAGCGTGCATAGTCACGATTGATCTGCTTCCAGAGGTACCCGTCGCCGCGCCCGTCTGCCTCAAACTTGTTGAACTCGGTGGCGCGCACAACGGCAAATGCTTCAACAATTGAACAACCTTCTTCCCATAGGGCGCACTGAAGATGGTACATCTTCGAGCTACGATCTTCCTCGGTGGTGAAGACATCATCCGTAGCCAGATCGGTGATGTAAGAGCGATTCACCATGCCGAGAACTTCAAACATGCTGGGGATGTCGGTAGGGAAGTCTTCTTCCTCAATACCCATTCGCTCGATGGGAGGGTATTCGGCGGCGAACTCTGCGGCAGTGATAGCCTCGTCGTTAACGGTGGGAGTGATCTCCCAAGGCTTGACGCGCTTGCAGTTGTGCGTAAAGGGCACGCGGAGCTTCTTCGACAGGGGCCAGCCCCGGTCCATGCCATCGTTGGCGTGCACCTCGTAGAGTCCCCGCGAGAGGGCTTCAAGCATGTCATTCGACAGGTCGTCTGCGTCGGTGAGAAGCCAGTATCCCTGCCAGTGCTTTTCGCTGGTCTGGACAGTGATAGATGGTTGAATCTTCAGCTTGTCGAGCGGACAGTCGTCACCGTCTGCCCAGACGCACGAGGCATGGATGACATTATCCTTGGCCGCGTGCCTGGTGTTTGACAGGGCCGGGGGCTTGGTGTAGAGAAAGGGGCTGTAATACACATCCAAGTCGGCATTGGACTTGGTGTACGCTACCATCTTGTCAAGCTGCGCGGGCAATTCGAACCAGCGGAAGTTGGTCAGGCCACCCATAGGCCCCTTCAAAATGATAGGCGTCCAGCCTTCGCCTGTTGGGAGGACTGCCTGAAAGAACTGTGTGAGGTCCATTGCTCTCCTTTCTGCTTGTATATAGTACGGCGGGCCGTACCCTGGTGTCAAGATACGGCCCGCCCGAAGGAATCAGAGTTCGATCCGAGAAGCCTTCTTCTTAGACTTCTTCTTAGGCTCGTCCCACTCAACCTTCTTGATGTTGTTACGCTTGGTGGCCTGGCCATTATATTCACTATCTTCGACATCGACAGTGATCGTCGCAGTCTTGCCAACAATGTCAAGTGCAACTTGGTTGAAGTAGTCCTCGGTACGACCAGCAGGCTCTTCAGGCCAAGCGTTGCCGGATGCCTCGCAGAACTTCGGCAGGTCCCAGTGAAGGCCGTTCTTGGTGACCAGGACCTGCCAGTATCGAATCTGGCGTGCTGCGTGCTCGCCCTCGGTAACAACGAAATCCACGGTATACATGGGCTTGCCAGCCTTGGACTCTCCCAGCTCACAGGCATCGACAGCCACCTTGTAGTGGCCCTTAGGCAGAGGCTCAAAGGACAGGGACTCCGCAACGTCAAGGGTCATAAGCTCGTCAAAGTTAATCATGATCAGTTCTCCTTCTTGTTGAGTTCATTGTAGTGGCCGATTGTCTTAGGCAGCCAACCGTAAGTGTTGATCCGACCGTGTCGAATAACAGCGTCGGGCGGGGGGAAGGTCTTGTTGTCTGCTCGGAGACGGTACAGGATGGTGGTCCTATTAACGCCCGTTATCTCAGCGACATCCTTGATCGACAGGTACTCAATCATTCGTCCTCCTTCTCCTTGATGTCGTAGTGTTCATGCACCCAACCCATGATCTTGTCGAACGATGGATTGCCGATCAACGCGGGCATGTTGTCGAACCTGGTCTTGGTTAGGATGCTTGAAGCGGACTTAACGGTCAGGACAGTGATGAGCTGTTCTTCGCCGTCCTCTCCCACATCCTCCCAGGTCATGCGACCAATGATGTCGAAGATTGCCGGGAGCTTCTTAAAGCTCTTCTTCCCCTCGAAATCGGGGGCAATTTGAGAGAGTCGTTCTGTCTCCACGATCTCGCGGGATTCGTGGGTGATCGTGATGATGTTCAAGCCCATGTCGAAGGCAATCGTATTAACAAGGTCCAAGACCTTGTCATACGCCGCCGCCCACATGGCGAAGGAATCCTTTGGATTGACTGCTGCGAAGTGGAGCTTGATAAGTTCCTGCAAGCGATCAACTGTGTCGATGACGACAGTCTTGAAGGGGTTATCCTTTTCGTCGCTGATCTTGACGAGGAGGTCTGCGAACGCCTTATAGGTGGCAGGCTGGACAATGAGCATGTTATCCAGATCACCGAACTTGGCAGCGGGGGCGGTACCACGCTCCAAGTCAACATAGAGAACAGGTCCCAGCTCCTCAACCTTAGAGGCCGAGGATGCGAGGGAGGTCTTGCCGGTGCCCGAAGGTCCGTAGAGTAGGACCTTCAGCTTAGGTGTGGTGGTTCGGGGGTCAGACACTTCGATATCAATTCCCTTCAGGAATGAATCAAACTTTCCCATGTTTCTCCTTTCTTAGCGCTTGAAAGCACAGTAGTAGCAGCCTGGGTGGCTGTCGAGTTCTCCAAGGTTGTCCCGGTTTTCGTTGGCCCACTTGAAGATTTGTTTAGCACGTTCAAGAACGGCCAGTGCTGCGTCACGGTTGTACTTAAAGCACAGCTCATGACTTGCAGCCATGACAGATTCTACAGTACAGTCTCGTGGGAACAAAACCAGTGAGGTGTGATTCACTTCATAGCCAGCGTTTTCAAGACCCAAACCGTACAGCATCATTTGGTAATAGTATTTTTTCAACTGACCTTCAGTCATCGAGTCCGAATAGAACTCGGGATTGCGGTCCTCGTCAAAGAACGTGGCACTAGAAAACGCCTTGATCTTCTTCTTCGACAGAACCTTGTAGTCCACGACATGCCCTGTCGCAGTATCAAACCCATCAGCAGTGCCACTAATGTCACCATACCCTTCAATCGTCCCGACAGTAACCCTGGTCTCCTTCAAGTAATCCTTGAGGCCAATAATGTTCTCAAGGTACAGGTGGAAAGCAGTACCGATCATTGGGGCCAAGGGATAAGTCTTCTCTTCCTGGTGGACACCAAGCAACTTTTCTGCAAGACAGCGCTCACACAGGTCCCCAAGCTCAGACGGGCCAACCTTACGTTGCTTGTCGCGCTCCGATGGCTTCGTCAACTCACGAATAATGTTGTCGTAGATTTCACTCATTAGCTTCCCACTTCGTATAGAACTCTTCACTCATCACATGAAGATTCCATGCATATGTATGTAGGTCATCTACTGACGATTCAATGAAAACCAGAAAGTCCCCCGGCTTGACTGTCTTCCACATTTCCCGCGTACCAAAAATCGGTACCGTCGGTATGCGACGCATGATCTTATCTGATTCAGGTTTGACCTCCCATCCGGTTCTCTTCAGTTTGTTGATATCAAAAGTGTCCCACAAATAATCAGGAGGGACTTGAAGAACGATCTTCTTCTGCACAGTGAACACCCTTCGACAGGCCCATTAACAGGGCAGTAGCTTCTTTTGAGTTTCTATAGTCGCCAAGGTACACAACCTCGACAATATCCGGACATGACGCAATGAGATGGGCACAGCCTTGGCAGGGAAAATGTGTCACGTAAAGTGTGTATTCGCTATCATGAGAAGACATCTTACGGATTGCATTGCGTTCCGCGTGAACAGTATTCACACAGTGGTCATCGACAATGCGGTGACCCCCTGTGTCGCACGGCTCCAAGCCGTGTGGTGTCTCATTAAATGCACGAGACACCACACGACCAGTCGCGCGGTCAACGATTACGCACCCAACATGTGCCCTGTCGCAGCGGGACTTAGCGGCCTCATCACGAGCAGCCTTAATGTATTCTCTCATCGGGACAGAATCTCCCGCTGTTCAGGCGTGAGACTCTGTCCCCACGCAAGAACCTTCCGTGCGTAGTTCGTTGGTTCCCCGCTGTCTGTGAACAGACTAGGGCCTATCTTCTTTCGATAGTCAGTGAACGCGAATCTATCCCCGTCGACGTACCGAAGCAGACGGCACAGCACGGAATTACGTCCCACAACGTAGTTACCGTCCTCATCCTCGGTGAGCGCAAGCAACACACTTCCATTCAACCGATCGGTGTAATGATTCTCACCAACGCTTAGGTCTTCATTGTAGAAGCCACACTCGCCCACTATAGGGTCCGTCCACATGATCGACAGGTCGAGAGACTGTGCCTTCTCGATGTCGATATGCGCTGAGACCATTTCACGCGCGTTGCACTTCAGGTCCTCGATGTACGGGACAGTGAAGACCTTGTTGTCGAATGGATCTACAACAGCCATTTCGTCCTGATTACTCCACCACTGAGCGCATACTAGCCCCTTGTCGTTAATGAGTGCAAGCCGCCCGTTAGGCAGCGTTCCAGTACCCATGACCACACCACTAGGCATAGTGACAAGCCCATCTTCAATGTCAAGGTACTGTCGCTCGTTGTATCTGGTTGGAAGATTCTCCCAACCATAGCCCAAAACAGGCGCGTAGATATCACGAATTGTAATTGCCAACCGCTTCCCCTTCTTCGTAATAGTGGAACTCAACCACTGGAATATACTGTCGAGTTACACAATCAAACTGCCGGTGATAGTAATACCTTGCATGATCAAAGTCCAGCGACACGGTACGGTCTGTGATCAGAGCACCGTCGCTGTCTTCACGGTAGAACCAGTAAATACTCTGTTTATCACCAAAGCTACTATCCTGATGACCCTCCTGCTTTTTAAGCGAGACATACGCAGTATACGACCGTTCAAGCATGTGAACACACACAGTGCTCCCGTCCGTGAAGCGGAACCAAGCATCCTTGTCGTCCAACCAGTATTCTTCTACCGACTTCTTTAGTAGGTTTGCTGCCGTCTTGTGGTTAACTTCAATAATCTGCATGGCTCAGTCCCCACTTTCCAGCTTGTTTGCATAACGGACCATAACCCACACTACAAGCAGGAGAAGTCCCACAAGAATAAGTCCCACAAGAATAAGTGCCATGTAAGCCACGAAAGCGTACACAACCCACATGAAGTAAGCCGGGTACCAAACTCCCGTAATTACGAAAGCGAAACAGAACAGGAGCGGGATGAAGCGTCCCTTAGACTTCTTCTCCCAGCTTGCGTTCAGCTTGCTAACAGCATCATTGTAGTAATCGTACATAATTGTTCTCTCTTTCGGTTTGTTGGTTTGTTGTTTCAGTCGTTTGCGAGCTTGCCTCGTCTAACAAGCTGGACGGCACCGTACAAGAAACTAGAAAAGATAATGTTACGTGGGTGGATACGCCCATCTTCATCAACCCAAACGCTGGCCTTGGTGAACAGGTAAGTTCTATCCTTGACGACAACGACAGTGCCGGGCACCATCAGGTCGTTGAACGTAATTTCACGGTACTTATAGTCAGCAAACACCATCTCAAAAACCTTGGATGGAATATTGTGTGGAGTCATTTTAACGTAATCAGTCATGTTGGTTTCTCCTTTCGGTTGTTTCAGTATTAGATTAGTCCAGATGCCTTCAGCTTGTCAAATCGTTCCTGCAAGCGTCCCAGAACACGGTCATCCACCGTGTCAGTCGCCTGAATCAGGAAACGGTTAACAGCCGTAGTCTGACCCTGTCGGTTGAGTCGTCCCGTTGCTTGCTCATTGATTACGAGGGAGTTTGACTGGCTCAGCCATATCTCAGTATGACACACTCGCTGCAAACCGTCAACTCCCTCTGACATGGCCTCGTGCTGTGCGACAATGACGCGCACGTCACCGTTAATCATGTCTTGGAAGTCACCACGAGACTTGCCAGAGACTTCAATGGCCTTGATCCCGGCTTTCTTCAAGCGGTGCAGCGCCGCCTTAATGAACTTCTGGCTATGCACCCACACGACGACAGGCTCATCTTCAGGTAGGTCCGCAACAATATCCATCATTGCATCCAGCTTGGACGACTTGCAGTCTTCCTTGTAATCGACAGTCCCGTCCTCGTTGAATGATGGGACTCCCAGAGTCATCTGTCGCAGACGCAGGTCAAGCTCCATCGGGATGCTAAGTGCAAGCGGGTATTCTCCCAGGAACGTGAGCGCCTTCTGTTCCAACTCATTGTAGAGTTTGCGTTGCTGCCTAGTCAGCTCCACCTCAACACGGTGAATGATGACACCGGGAAGCTCAGGGTTGGCCTCGGCTTGTGAGACTTCGTGATAAGACGGCGCTCCACGACGGACCATGCCGGGGAAACGTTCTCCCGAAAAGTCTTTCCCGTATGCGGACCAGGGGTTAAGCTCCACCTTAAAGAACTTCTCACAGAAGTCCCAATAGCCACCATAGTGGTTAGGCCATAGGAACTTGAGCGCGGCCCAAATGTTGCAGGGCTTGTTCCCCGCTGGTGTCGCACTCAGCGCAAGGCGATAGCGTGCCTTAATGTGTCGTGCCACGTCAAAGTTGAGCGACGAGTGGTTGCACGCACGATGCCATTCATCGGCAATAACCATCCCAAACTCTACACCGTAGAACGGCTTAGCCATTGACTTGAAGACATACTTTTTCGCGCGCCCGTCCCAGCGCTTTTCCTTATTCCGCGAGCGCATCAGCTCCCACGTAATAAAGTACACGCCGGGTACATGGTTTTCCAGATCGTCCCACACTGCAAGCGCGGCCTTGGTTTTCTTACCGCTCAGTGTGCGCATGTCAATGCCTGCAAGCGTCTTCCAGTGCGAGCGCCAACCACTCTCGGTACGGACAGGGGCAACGATCAGGATAATCTGGCCCCCGATAGCACTACCGAAAGCGTTGAGTGCGTTCCACACGCTAATTGCCGTCTTGCCCACACCAAGGCCCGCGCCTACCAGGCCCGTGTATGGTGTCTTGCTGTTCTTCAACCCTTCCAGTACACGTTCCTGGTAGTGGCGCGGTGCGAAGCTCATTTAGTAGATCCTCCAAGTAATCGTCTGCGTAGTTTCTTCCCAGCCGTAGTGAATCATTGCGTTGAGCACAACTTGTGCCCCAAGATCATCGAATAGTTCTTGAACTTGCCGGTTTATATCACTATCGTCCCACCAGATATACCCGTAGTAATCGTCCTTGCCAATATAACCAATGATGCACAGACTATTGTCGTACAATTCCGCGCAGACGTAGTAGTCACGCTCATTCAGTAAGTTAACAATATCCTTGTCCCACTTTCTCACCAGTGCGTGAATACCGTCTCGTACTGCCTTAGCGCACGCAAGGCTGTATTCCTTGGTCATTTGTTCAAGATTCATTGTTAGCCTCCCTAATCATGTTGACCTGTTCCTTAGTTAGTCTCGCCAGGATACGTGGCCCCGCAATGACACCAATACCCATATCAAAGTCATGCGACACGACAATACCTGACCCGTCTGCCAACACTTGAATATAAGCATTGTCCATTAGTTAGTCCCCTAGTACCTTGTTGACTCGTGCCTTCAGTGATGCAAGCTCCCCGTCCCTGAGATAAAGCTCAAGTGCATCTTTATGGTATTCAGCGTAAATGTCAGTGACCTTAATTCCGGTCGAACAGTCGAGGACATAATATACTTCCCCTTCGTCCCACATGTTGAGATAGCGCAACCATTTTTCAGCGTTCCCTAGTCGCTTATTGACCGCTAGAGTCTGCCCGTATGACTCAATAAAGTCATAGTCCTCCCACCCATCGACGCACTTGAAGTGTGAGCACAGTTCACCCTTGAACAACTTAGCGTATTCTCCTACGTTGGCAGGTGTTTCATAATGCACTGCAATATACCTACCAAGCGTCTTGAACACAGGGTTATCGGACGCCATAAAGTCATCGCAGTCCCCAATAAACAGATAAGGCTCATCTGCCATATCTATAGGTTCCGTGGTTCCAAGCACTGGTTCCACAATATACGTGTTGCCCGTGTCAGAGTCTTGGAAGATAGTAATCTCACCGGTTTCAGATAGTGTGTTGATATTCATTAGTCAAGCTCCTTCGCAATAGTAGTGGTGTAGAAAACACCGTCCCGGACAATACCCTCCGCATAGACAGTTTCATACAGTGAGTCACGGTCAAACATAGCAACCACGTCAGACGGCAATTCATTGTCGCCGGGCAGGACTACACACTGTTCGTAGTCTTGCATCCAGACAAACATCCCGTCTTGTGGGTTGTTGTCATAGCAGAGGTAGCCGTCTACCTCAAAACGCCATTCCAGCCAGTCAGAGAACAAGCCCTTCTCGTCCCAATACTCCCAAGCGTTGTAACAGTCTTCCTCCGAGTCCTTGCTACGTCGGTATCCATCAATTTTGTTTGCGTTGAAGTATTCTGCGAAAACGTCGCTATCCAGTTCGCGCTGGTTGAATGTGTCGCCGTCAACATAGTTGCTAAACATTTTGATTACTCGCTTTCGATATAGATCGACAGGCCATTAGGAAGTTCTACCTCCGCGCCAACTCCCATGTTAGCGTGGATAATCTCGGCGGCGCGCATCTGTCGTACCGCCTCGTGCCACAAGGTTGAGTACTCAACAAGTTCGTTGTCTTCCAGGGAACGGGCAACAGCTTCAACCTGTTCGACAGTGTATTCACTGTTGCCCGTCCCGTATTGCTTCCAACTCATCGGAACGTCGCGTACACATCCGAGGTAGTGGTTGCGGGCGACAGATCAATAAGATCAAGTGCGGCAAGCTTGCGAGTGTTCAACTTAGGCTTGTCGTACACGCTCTCCCGAACTGCCTTGGGAAGTTTCTTAAACGCGGGCAGTGCTTCAACAGCGGCGGCGTTGATAGTCTGCCGGGTAGCGAACGTGACCTTAGTGTCGCCTACCGTAAGCTTGTCACCAGGGTTGAACTGTGCGCACAGCTGAGCCTTAAGCGCGTCCCGTGCCTCGGAAAGGGCGCTAATCTCGGCGTTGAGCTTGGTGATCTTGTTAACCAGAGTTTCAGTGTTAGTCATTGTTGTTCTCACTTTCGTCATTGTTGATTTCAGTCAGGTGGCAGCAGATGCCAACAGGAATTAGTGCTAGGAGGAACATGAACAGATATATTAGCGACGATGCCCCATTAGTCATTTAAATGATTCTCCTAATCAAATTGTTAGCGAGTGCATATGCAATACCAAGTTCTACAAATGCCTCCCAATTCTTAGGGTCCATTTCCCTAGCAATATCACTAGGCTTGTATTCCTTGCCAAGCAGCTCAATCGGTGATTCGATACCATCAATTGTATCAGCGGCCAATTCCTCGTAGTGTTCGTAGAGTTGAAGGTCACCATTACAAGTGACAAAGTCCCACTCTCCTGATTCCAAGCCAAGGTCCTTAGCTTGGTACGCGACAGCATCGTCAAAGTCTTTGAGTGCTTCAAGGTTGTCGATCTTAATCATGTCATTCTCCCATATATTCCATGATGTACAGTCGGACAGCGTCTTCCTCGGACTCGGCATAGATACCCGCCAGAGAGTCACCTGTAGTTTCGTCCGACACAAACCACACATAGCCATCGGCCCATTGGTTGTAGTCGCTAACGAAACCTTCAATATCAGTACCCGGCTCAGCAATAATTGTGACAGATTCTTTTTCGCTACCTAGGTTGGTAATCATAACGTTTGGGTTGTCAATTCCACATGCCTTGCAAGCGTTCTCCCATGCTCCAGTAGTAATGTCGCTACTGTGACTGAACTGGTTGCGCATAATATCTAGCACGTCCCATTCAGCACCATCGGACGGCGCGTAGGCAGGGAGGTTAGTGTGGCTGTATCGGTCAAGGGTGATAATCTCTAGCGAGTCATACCATTCAGTAGGGCACTCACTGTCAATATCGTGGGATACTTGGAAAGTGTGGCCCTCATGCTCCCATTCATCGGGGACATTAATCGTGTGTGCGAACTGTGTCTGAATCATTTTTGTTTCTCGCTTTCGCTTGGTTGTTTGTCTTCCGATAATTAAAGATTAGCAGGTTGGCAGTCACTCTGCCATGTTGACTACCTCACACGTCTTTGTGTCGTTGTCCCAAATAAACATGTGGGCGTAGCCATGCAGGAACTTAAGATCGTCAAGGGTAATGCCCTCGTTATCTGACTGCCAATACCAATACAGGCTATTGTCATGGGCGTTAGTGCGACAACGCCATACGCATCCGTCTACGTTTACGTACACGCCGCTAGGCTCATTTTCAGAGAACAGATCGAGATAGCCTACAAACTCATACCCATGTTCGACAAACCAAGGGTTGATGCGCGACAGGTCCCACCCTGTCTTAGGGTCAACATAACCAGCTATGGTTTCTTGCATAGATGCTAGTGGGTAGTAACGGTCAGTAACGACACTCAGCAATTCTTCCCACATGTTACTTTCCTTCCTTAATTTTGTGTCCGAAGATCATTTCAGGGTAGCGGTTATATTCCTTGATATATGCTTGCATATATTCGGCAAACTCCTTACAAGTATAGATCTTCCAATGAGTAACCCAAACAAACCCGAGTCCCGGTAAACAGCAATAAAGCCAATAAATGTCAATTTCCGGCTTGCGTGTAAGTACTAATGCATTGGAATAAACATTAGCAGTGTTATAAGTTTTTAGCTCATAGTTTTCATTTACAGCCTTAAACTTATAATTTTCTACTCTTGGCATTTTGTTACTCACTTTCTGTAAGACAGATAGTATCGTCAAGGTAATTAACCGCGTTGGCAATTACCCATGCAACCCAGTCACCATCGTTGTCAGGGTTGCCACCGTTGTCTAGGTAACTCTCCCACATTGCATCTTGAATGTCAGTGCCGTTAAACCTATGGCCCTTGTAATGCAAGATAGGGTCATTCCAAGCACCGCGCCACTCAAAACCAATTTCGGGTATGCCATACCAATTAGGCAACATGTTAGTTCTCACTTTCCGTTAGGCTTAAACAGGTAGCTTTCGACATAGCAGTCAAGGGCGTCGCAGCCTTCCTCCAACCAACCAATACCGTGCATATCTTGGTTAATCTCAGATGCGGGCACACACTTCCAGCCCTCGTTCACGATAATTTCGTCAACGACAGTGTAGAGTGCATCTGCCACACATTCAACCATTGCAGAGATACGGGCATTGGCGACCCTTGCACGGCGGCGGGCAGGGTTCCGTTCCAGATCGTAGTCACCGGGCAGGTATTCCCATTCGTCGGGCCTACCCATCTTGTCCCATGCGATAAAGACGTTGTAGTCATTGCACCAACCACCGATCAGGGTGCACACTTCGTCCCAAATGATGCTCGGAAGTGACTCACCGTTAATCACGGTGGCCGCGAACTCAACAGTAAGCTTGGGCCAAATGAGTGCCTTAGCTACCCTATAAGCGTATTCATTGCACATGGTTTCTACCTTTCGGTTGTTGAAAGCTAACCACCTTGGTTAGCCTAGTTCCCTAGGCACGGATTGAACGTGCATTAAACCTATCATTAGGCTAGGGATGTTGAAGACAGTTAGTCTTCGTATGTGTAGTGAACTACCTCACGCGGGCCGGTGTAGTAGTCGAACGTGTAGACGCTACGCTGCGTCCCGTCAGGGGACGGCACGGTTATGCGGCGGGGTAGGTATCCCTGCGCAAAGTAGGAATACTGTCGCCGCTCACCTGGAAAGTAAGGACTAAAATAGTGGGACAGGTTGTGTGGCTTAAAATCTTCCTCGGTTTCACCATGTCGCACCCTGGACCAACGCCCGCTAGGGGTGCGGTACTCGGTCCAACGGGTAACATGCGCGTAGGTTGTGTCTCTCATTGTGCTTTCGCTTTCTGTGTGTTGGTTGTATATCGTTCCCGGCGTGGGAGTTGAACCCACATTTACCTACCGACAGGGCCGGGATACCTATGACTAGGCTTCAATTTCAGATGCAATGGCCGCATCTGCCAGACCATCAAGGGCAGTGACAACCGCGTCGATAGCGGCGAACATTTCGGCGTTGTCCCGGTATTCGACACTCATCTTCTTGAACGTGATCTTAGCGCTGGTGGTTGCCTTAATGACCTGCATGGTATCCTTGTTGATTCGCATGGTTTGTGTCTCACTTTCTGTTGTGTGGTTTGCCTATGACTTAATAGTATCTGGTTGTCGGGTTGTTGTCAAGTTGTCAGTATGTGAACTGACTCACATCTACAAGGTGTGCGTTCTCTGCCTTGCAAGCCTTGTAAAGTGCATCCCAATTGATTCTACCGACAAGGCCGCTAAGGAAGCAGCGCACGTGCTTGCTAATAGTTGTCGAATGATGAAATGCGTCCGGTTTAACAAGTGGGAGCAGATTACCCTCAAAGGTCTTGCAGATGAGTGCTACGCACGTTTCGTATGAAAACACGCGGTAGATGCTAAGGAAGTTTGAACCGGCGGCCGGAATGTCCCGAACAATTGTGAAATTGCGTGCGACAGGCGTTAGCTCGCCAAGCCTACCGCGTTCCAAGTCATATGCGGCGCTGTCGATATCATCAAGAATACCCATTGTCTTTGTCTTTCTATGTTGGGGACGGGGGCAAAGGCCCCCGTCCCGTTGGTTGTTGACCTAGTACCCAAACCATGCGTGAGCGTTGGTCTTGGTATCGAACTCCCTAATAAGGCTGTTGCCCGTCGGGTAGTAGCCCTCCCACGCCTCGATGTCCCGCATGATGCGGTCCATCTCACGGCGTTCACGGGCGCGGATGCGCTTGCTAAGGTCCCGGCGGTGGGACGTGTACCTGGACCCGTCCCGGGCGAACTCGGAGGGGTGCCACGCTTCCCCGCGCGCTTCCTTGACGTGCCAGGGATCGGTTTTGAACGTGTGTGCCATGATAATTAACCTTTCGGTTTGTTGGTGTGTGCGCTGTTTGCGCATCGTTCCACGCCCGGGAATCGAACCCGGCTTTATCACCGTTGATGCGTGGATACCGTTGAGGTCAGAGCTGACGAATCATTTCTTCGACAGTGGCCAGGTCGGCCTTCCAAGCTTTCCGAGAACCGTAGGCCCTGTCGAACGTACCCCACGAGGAAGGCCTGTCGGTATCGGCGACAGTCGTAGAAGTCCACTCCCACATACTGTCGCCACCGCCTAGCACAGTGCTAAGGGTAAGTGACACCTCACCGTCGCTATCCTCCCATGCTCCCACGTGGACAGGTCCCAACGGGGACTGAAACCAACGCTCAAAACACAGCTTACCGTCTTCCGTCACCTCACCAGCTTCCTGCCACGAAGACATGTCGCACGCCTCAATTTCGGCATCTGTGTACTCACGCTCAGTGTACGTGTCTGTGTCGGGGCACCAGTCAAACAGGACCCCTGCAAGCCGCTCAATGTCGAAGTCACCGGCATAATCACCGGCGAAGTCACGCGTAGCCTGGAGGCAGTCTGACCAAGTGTACAGTTTCATGGTTTGAGTTCTCACTTTCTGTTGTGTGGTTTGCCTATGACTTAATAGTATCTGGTTGTCGGGTTGTTGTCAAGTTGTTAGGCTATGGTGTGAATCACACCGTGAATGGTAATCTTGTTGAGGTCAGGTCGGTATGTGTGACTAGCAAAAGCCGCTTGAGCCTATGGCCATCGACAGCCAGGGGCTTTTGAGCAATGTCAGACTCACTCACGTAGTACAGGTGCTTGCCAAACATGTGTTGCCCACACTGCAGCGTAGACAACATCCGTGCCTACGTGTAGGGCTGTCTTGCTAGTCCACGCGGGCATAGCGTGAGTTTCATCGTCAATGGTGAGTCTGATCTTAGTTGTGTACTAGGGGGTGTGCCCGGCCCCGTGTGAGGGGGCCGGGCGAGGGGGTCACAAGACCGTCAGGGCGAAACCCGCGCGGTCAAGCTGAGTGAGGGCCTGGCGGTCGCCGTGGATGGCGCGCTCGAGGCGCTGCGTCCACTTCGCGGCATCGTAGGCGTCGAAACCGGGGGTAGCCGAGAACCAGGGCCTCACGCACACCTCTACGCAGTCCGGGATAACGACGGTGGGGAGGTGAGAGGTGACGGCGGTGTCGGTGAGAAGAAGTTCCATGGGGGTGACCTTTCGGTGTGGTGTTTTATCTTGTGACTATAGTCTATCGGCTCTCGCCGGGCCTGTCAAGCTGACAGTGTGTGAACTGCGTCACATGTTGGTGTTCAGAAAATTGGTGAGCCGTGCGAGAATTGAACTCGCCACTTTGTACAGACAAAGCATCCTACGGCCCTAGGCATGTGTGCACGCTTATTTTACTGACCGAACGTAAAGTTTCAGCATGTTCGCATCCTAGCCGACACGCGCTAGGGAGGGGTGCTGACCCTCCGTCTCTCTCTCTCACTGACCGCGTGTGTAAATCAATTCACAAAGATCATTCGGACTTAGGTACTTGCCGGGCCGTCTCGGCGGTCCGTTAGGGCCGGCTCATCCCCGCGTAGGCGGGGAAAACGACATCGACAGCCCCGAGGGCTTTACTAGACATCTCAGTATGTGGATAGTTTGGGAGGGTAGGTTGCATCGTTGGGCTTGGTGTGCTATACGCGCGTGTGTGTGCGAGGGTGAGGCGACAGGGACAGGGATGGTGAGAGTGTAGGAGGGCCGTAGAGGGGTCTAGACGGTGATCTGAGAGAGTTTTAGGGTGGGAGTAGTGTCCTGGCCTAGGTGAGGGGGTTTGAGGCCGTGAGAGGGGCTCCTGAGTAATCAGGGGAGGGGAGGGAAGGTAAAGGAAGGTAAAGAAGGTAAAGAAAAGGTAAAAAGAGTAAAGAAAGGTAAAGAAAGGTAAAGAGAAGGTAAAAAGCAGAGGATGAAGGGTAAAGAGAAGGTAAAGAACGGAAAGAGAAGGCAAAGGAAGGTAAAGGGAAGGTAAAGGAAACAGGGAAAAAAGGGGAAAGGTAAAGAGAAGGTAAAGACTAACACGTGTTAGGTAAAGGAATGGTAAAAGAGGGTCGCGCGTATTTATCTTTATTAATATATAAATAATAATATTAATATAATAATAAAATAATATATAATAGATAGTATTGTTTATTAATAAAAGTTATTTACGTAGTTATTTACCTAGATTATTGTGTGTTAATAAATTCGTTATTGTGTGTGAATAATATTCTTAGTAGCTAATAAAAAATGGGGGGACTACACGAGGCGAGATTCGGGGCGGTAGCGTGTAGTTAGTTCGTTGCAGTTCGTGTTGGTTGGTTATGATGCGTTGGTTGGTTGGTTGGTAAGGCAGGGGTAAGCTAGGTTAGGTGAGGGGTAGCTAAGTTAGGGTTTGGGTAGTTAGGTGGAAGGTAGTTAGGTTAGGTATACCTAAGTTTTGTTAGGGGTTTGGGTCCAGATGGGGACCGGGTTAGGTGTGGGTCAGGTCACGTTTTGGTGTTGGGTTAGGTCCGAGGATAGGGACCGGGGGATAGGGCCGGTTGGCAGGGAGGTTGGCGGGGAGGGTGCTTGACACATCGTGTTTTGGGGCCTCGAATTGACAAATAGAAAATCAAATGCTATAGGAGTGTAAAGATGGAGGGGGTGTCATACCCGTTTGTGCATATTTTCCACATACCCCTTAGTGGGTTAAATCACACCATATTAGCTTGACCTACAACCCTTCTTTCTATAGAGGTAAGACATCAACGAAAGGAGAAACATCATGACTTGCAACTGCCCTAAGTGTTTGTACACACCAGCACCCACCGTTGCTTCTAACAACGGCTTGCCCCTGTCGCCCACCGAGTTTGAGTGCGTCAACTTGGACGGAAAGATCGTTATCCTTGATAGTAAGACTATTCCGGCAGGGACTACGGCGACAAGCGTGAGGCTTTCCGTGCGCTCGCCTTCGACAAGCCGTGGGTGTCGTACACAAACCTGAGGAGTTCGCTGAGATGATGCGGGGCCGCTCCAATCTGCCGAAGATTGTTTACTGGGGATTATGATGCTAGTCAGCAAGCTCAGTAGTGGCGCTCTCGTGCGTGTCGAAAAGCTTCTTCTTGATCCTTGGTGAACTAACCTACTACTGGTTGGACAACAAGGGCAACTACTACAGCGAAGACACTTTCAACTCACTATGCAACCAATACAGCTATGAGGTTGTCGACCAAGGCCATAGGGTTTTCAACTAGCACTAAGCAACAACAAGGAAGGAAACGAAAATGCAGACGATTGAAGAAACACTAGCAAAGTACTCCAGGGAGTACAATAAGTTAGAAGTTGTAACCAACGCGGTTTATGCTGCAAGGTTGGGTATGCGTGCTGTTCTGTACGACAATGAAGAACCTTTCAAGCTAAACAACTTTGGTGGCAAGTTCACAGGTACCGTGATCAAGACACCTGATGACGTGCGCGGCATGATCGCTGGCTCGATTATCGTGATCGCTGGTGTCGAATGGATGCTGCGGAACGATGGTTGGGTGAGCGGATACGGAGGGGACCTCACTCATGATGAGATGTTCGTGAGTATGTTGCGTCATCGTGACCACGTGTTCTTGCTGCATAAGGGTTACTAATAAGACGCGGGTTTGACAGCATAAACCATTATGAAAGAAAGGACACAAAATGCTAGTGACAGTTGATACGGACCATATTGATCTGGTTCATAACACGGAAGTTCTTGAGGCTGCTTTGGATGAGCTTCCTGCTGGTTGGATTGTCGATCTTGAGTTTTTCCGTGCTGGTAATTTCAGCTTCGTGAAGACCTCCGACGGATGGTTTGCCGGAGCAGATGATTCCTTCATCTGGGAGGACACGGCGGACTTCATTGAAACCATCCAGGGTAATAACCATTTGAAGGAGGAGGCAATGTCGGTCGCTTTCCGACAGCCGGAGATCAACGACATTGCCGAGCGACACAACAATGCGCTGCAAAAGTGCCAGGATGCTGTCAACGGCGAAACGGTCCTGGACGGACGGTTTATCAAGTACCGTAACTTCTTCCTGGATACGAAAAACAACTTCGCGCCTGTCGGCCTGCTGGCTGTCGCAAACAACGTCTTCTTGAAGGAATACCAAGACGACAACAGTTTTATGAGTCTGTTTACGAAGAAGGAGAACAAGGAATGATTATCAATTTCAATGAGCTGGTTATTCCGTTCCACAGGCTCGCACCCGGTGCTGTGCTGATCGACCCTGATGATACTCGTTATCTGAAGTCGATTGGTGAGGACATGGAAGACTACTGGGTTCGTGGGAAGGACTTGTGGACTAACACAGCACACTCTAATGAAGAGGTACTGAAGTACATCGGCGATGGTGAAGGATGGAAGGTGCTGGCGTGATCGAGGAAATTAGTCGCACGGATTTTGGCGATTTTATCCTTACAGAAGAACGGCTGAAGGAACTATTAGAGGCTAAGGTCACCATGGCTGTTGCTAATGAGCTTGGCCTCTTTGATGGGGTGAGCTGGGATGATGCTCTCGCTGCGTTGTATCCTGGCCTGGGTGAAACCCCCTATGCGGTCGCTGACTCGTTGGTGGGCTCTATACAGTAGCTCATCTTGATAAGACCCCTGTGCTTTCTAGGTACAGGGGTTTTATTTTACTCTCATAATAAAGTGGTACATGTCACGTGGTTAGTTGTTGACAGGCGACGGTAGAGAGCATTAGTATAAATACATCGGCCACGAAGAAAGGAGAAACTAATGATTACTGGACTTGTAGGTACTGTGTTTGATGCAGATGAGCCACCCTTTGTGAGCATTAGCGCTGATGTGATGCTTGGTGGTGAAGAACACTGGGTCAATATTTATTGGTACCCCGAAACCGACGAAGTGTCTGTTGAGAGGATGGGCTGATGCTAATCGTGAGCGAAATCTACGATCTGCTTTACGAAGCCTGCGACAATGCACAGTCGGATGACCCACCTGTCGTTGACGTTCCGGGTCTTGGCGATGTGGACCTTGATATGGTGCGCAAGCTGAAGTGGAATGGGATCACCTTTAAGAAGGGTAGTAAGCTCTGGCGTGTGTTCGACAGTGTTGTGCTGATTGGCCTGTACAGCTACGAGCTTGCGTATCTTATCAACAACAGCAATAAGCAAGCAATTATTCTGGAAATGGAAGGAGAAGAATAATGCGAGCACGAACAACTAAAGACTGCTATTGCTATACCTGTAATAGGGAGTTTAACTATCTTGGTATTGCGAGCCATAGGGCTTCACATCGACGTAAGCGAGAAGATTGTGTCATCGAGTTTACATACGGAAACATTGGTAGTTGGAAATACTTTGAACTAGAAGAAGGAGAATGATAATGAGCAACAACGAAGAGTTCATGAAGCTCTATGACCAGACGCGAGAGAACCACGTTAAGCTGCACTCATGGGATATCCAAGGTCTTAGCGTGTGGTTTGTTGAAGGCCTTGGGCAGCGACAGAAGGGAATGATTGCGGACTGCCGCGATTTTGGAGCTATTACTGTGAGGGGTTCTGTGATCATTACCCATGATCATGGTATCTGGGTGAAGGTTAATAGCCAGTACTGGTATAACCCTATTACAGGCCAAGATTCCCTGATGCACGATCTTGATATTCTCCGGTTCCTCCTTACTGAAAGCGAGGGCGGGCATATTGCCACGATTATTGACCCAGGAGCGGCTGTCGATGAGTAAGAGTGGGTTTACTGAACTCTATGGTCAGATACGAGAAAGCTACACCAAGCTACTAGATCTACCGATTGAAAACCTTAAGGTTTGGTGTGTTGATCGAGAAGGCTACGGGAGTGTTAAATCTGTAACCACTTGTAGGGACTTTGGTGGCATTACAGAGGTGGGCAGTGTTATTGTAATTCCTGACCGTGCTACGTATCTAAAGATACGTGGGCACTACTGGGTTCGTACAACGTTGGGTGTCAGTGGTACTTTGTTCCATGACTCGGATATCATCAGTGCTCTTCTGAGCAATGATGATGTCGTAGCAACACTCATTAACTCTGAGTAGTGACACACAACACTTAGTATAGAGTTGACAGCTCAGAAACGGTGACTCTATACTAAACGCATAACTGAATAGCCTCTGAGAGTTCAACTAACAATCGTCGCCGCGACTCAGAGGCACACCCCTTGTGGCGGAACAGGCAGACGCGCTCGGCTCAAACCCGGGTTCCGAAAGGAGTGTGAGTTCGACTCTCACCGAGGGGACCACCATGCAGTTGGGCAATGCTGGATGATTAGGCCTTGTCGCCTGCCTCTCTGATCAAGAGGATGAGCCAACTGCCGTAATGGGGATTACGTGCGGGGTAGCACCCTAGGGACGATACTTTTTAGTGTGTGTTTCTGTCGTCCGAATAGCATCCCCGGGGCGGAATGTAGCGCAGTAGGTAGCGCACCTGGTTTGGGACCAGGGGGTCGTGAGTTCGAGTCTCACCATTCCGACGGGCAGTACTGCCTACAGTCACATGCTTGGTATGTGTCATCTAGTTCCCAGGTAGTCCTCCGGGACTGCCTGGGGTTATCCCAGATAGTGTAATGGCAGCACGGCAGGTTTTGGCCCTGTCGGACTAGGTTCGAGTCCTAGTCTGGGAGCGCTCGACGGTGGGTCTGCTTGATAGCACAAAAGTCTCGACCAAGACTTCCATCGAAGAGTTGGGCCATCCTGGTCAGGTGGCAAGCTGCTTAGTTTAACTGGTCAAGAACGGGGTGTAGTCGCCAAGGAACAGGTTCGAGTCCTGTAGCAGCACGACAGAAAGGAGAATCAATGTCAACTGATAATAAACCGCTATTCACCAATGAGGAAATCGCCCTGATTTTACCAAGCTTGGTGAGCTTATGGATGCTCTTGGCATGTTTGACGAAGAACTAAGCAGCACAGAGATCAAGGACAAGGATGGTGTCGTTCATGATCTCGCTGAGCTAGTGAAGTGTCAGTGTGTTATCGACACTGGTATTACGCTTCATTTTGCTGTGCATGATTTCTTCGGCGTAGATTACTGTTGGGTTTCTTCTGGTGGCTCTTCTCATTCATCAGAAATGCTTGCTAATCTCATCTGGGAAAACGCTGATGACCCGGATATTGAGATCACTGTTCATAAGTTCTAACGAAAGAAAACTAAAATGAAGCTGCGCCTTACCAATTTCGATTCAAACACCTACGAAGATACAGACGGTTCATGCGATATGTGTATGTACACAGGTATGCTTGACCACCCTCTGTATACCTTCACTTCCAGTTATGGTGAAAGCTACACTATTGAGGGCTGGTGGTCCGACTGGGGCCACCTCGAGACCATCGACATCAACCTTCCTGTGTTCACTACTTGGTTGCATGACGCTGAGTTCAAGGAGCCGACAGAGCTTATTGAAGAAGACGAGGATTATGCTCGTCTTCCGGGTGACCGCTTTTGGGAGGAGTTTCTGACGGCTGTTCTTAAGGACGCCCAGTGGTGCTCTACCAAGGAAGAACTGAATGAAAGCCTCGACTGGGCACTGAAGAGGGTTAACAATGTTAACTGATGAGCAGTTTGATGAACTCGCGGACAAGTTGCTGAAGAAGATTGCACCTAAGCTTGGTGTCGAACTTGAGGAAGAGCAGCCTAAGTCTGCCACTGTAGTCCGGGACAAGGACGGCACAGAATACGATCTCGAACAGTGCGCTATCGGACCTTGTGTAATCACAACTGAAGGTACTTACTACTCATTTATCGAGGATGGTATCTGCGGTTCAGATGATTACGAGGAATACTGGATGAGCACTTGGGGCTGTAAGTTCAGCACTAGTGAACTAGCGGATATTCTTAATGATGTCGGTGGAGACTTCGATGTCATCCAGGACTGATACACTGTCCTCATAACAACAACGACAACCAAGGAGTAATCATGAGTATTGTTGATCTCGCAGTCAAGCTGGGTAAGGCTTTCGAGGGCGCTTACTCGTCTCTCATCAAGAATGACGAGATGAAGACCACCATTACCCAGGAGGCCCGTACAGGTGTCTACACGATCACCACACAGGACCCTGAGCTTATCGCTCTTCTCGATCAGGGCATTGTCGAGAAGGCTCCTGTGACGATGGTTACCCCGATGACCTATGGTGTCGTCTCGCCTGGTGTCTACACCATCCCAGGTCATAAGATGGAAGAGATTTTGGAGCATCGTCCAATGGATTATCTCTGATTGTCGGCTGCGCCTCTGATCTCGGGATTAGGTACGGGAGGGTTCGTCCTTTCGGGTACCGGCCTTCCATGAGGGCTCAGACTCATCCCCCTATCGACTAACACTCGGTAGGGGGATGATACTATATGTTCATGGCTAAGCAGATTTTCTTCGATGATTTCACTAGTGGCTCGCTTGATACTTCTAAGTGGTCGCCTGTTTGGGGTAAGTTCGACCCTGAAAAGGGTACCCAGATGCGTTTCTCAGATAAGAATATCTCTGTGGGTGGTGGCTACCTGCGCCTAAATGGTACAGTAGCCACAGGCACCGATGCTGAGAAAGCACCATTCTTGTCTGGTATGGTGAGCACACGTAAGCCCGATAAGGGTGAGATTCTTTTTCAAGCTAAGGGTCAATTCATCGTATCTGTACAGGCCAAGTTGCCGAGTGCACCATCTTCGTGGCCTGGTATCTGGATGACTGGAACTAAGGGAGACTGGCCTGCTTGTGGCGAGATTGATGTTCTTGAGGCTAAGGGTTGGCAGCCAAAAGACTACCAGGTTAATACACACACTCCGCGTGCTGGTGCGCCTACTAAGAGTCAGCAAAATCAGAAGACGTATGTTGAGGCTATTAAAAATACCTATTTCGCTGCTAATGTCTACAATGGTCAAACAGATTTTTATACCTATAGTGTAGTAAAGCTTAACGACAGGGTTGATTTCTACTGGGAGGATCAACTTATCCACACAGTTAAGTATTCGGAGATGGATGACCCAACACCATTTACTGACCCTGAGAACGGGTGGATTATCCGACTGTCACATATTATCGGTGGTTCATTCCTTGAGTATGAAGGCAATCGAGAATACGTTGATGCGACGAAGCACAAGGATAAGTACCCTTCCCAGATGATTGTTGGCAGTGTTGTAGTTATTAGTCTTGATGAACAGGGCGAGCTAGGAGCACTTGGTTCGGTAGTTCAAACTCTTATTAAGTTGAATACGAAGCCCCAGCCCCAGCCTGTAGTTCCTGATCCGCAACCTCCTGTTGAGGTGCCGCCTACACCTTCTCCGCAACCGCCGACACCTGAGCCGCCTGTCGTGGTGCCACCAACGCCTGCCCCTGAACCTGCGCCTACACCTGCGCCTAAGCCAAGAGGTAAGAGTGACTGGGTTCGAGAAGAGGACTGCCTGGTCTTCATCATGTTGTAAGTAGAGTCACACTGTTATTTGTTGTGGATTGTTCGGCCTGTCAGCTATGCTCTTAGTTGTCAGGCCGAACAACTACGAAAGGAACCAACACTATGAAGCGTTTTCTTGCGACGACTGGTGTCGCACTACTGATGATTACCCCGGCAGCAGCGTATGCCGCTGACAACACCCCTGAGATCAAGGCCGAAGTCACCAAGGCAACGTCCTCGTCTCGACAGACCTCCTCTGAGGTCAACGTGGGTGGAACCTGGACCGTTGAAAGACTGGCTGTCGGACAGTCTTTCACCGTCGCGTCTAAGGATGGCGGCTTCAAGTGGAACGCTAGTTTCCCTTTTACCCTCAATGACGGCACTGTCGTCGGTGAGTGCAACGCCGATCAGGCCACGCTGACCTGCAAGGTGACCGAGGTGCCAACAGCATACGCCGACAAGACCAACGTCAGTGGCACCTGGTGGGCACGTGCTCGCCTTCAGGACGCTGCTGTTGGCACGAACGAGGGTACGATCATCCTTAATGGCGAGGTCGTTAAGAAGCTCGTCTGGGGTGATGCTGAAGGCACAGGTGCCTGCACGAATGACTGTGGCTCTGCCGCACACTATGAGTATGCTCGACCGGAGAATCTGAAGTTTGGTTGGGGTAACGACAACGGAACTGTCGGCTGGGCGATTAAGTGGATTGCTAACGGCGGTACTGAATACACCATTAAGGACTTCGATACCACTCTTGGTACGTCCGTGCGATGTGCGACGACCGATACGTGGGACCCTGCTACGACTAAGGTTGTTGACGCTACTCGAATCGACAGTAATACGATCAAGTTCACGGCACCTGCTGACTCCAAGGTGTGCATCACCTACCCGCCTGAGCAGATGAAGGTTCCTGATGGTCAGAACTCGGTTACCAACCACGCTGAGGTGAACGGCCTCAAGCTGGAAGCTACGGCGACCGTCCGCTCTAATGGTGGCACTGATGGTGATGGTGCTGTGAAGCCGACGCCTACGCCGAAACCTGGGCCGTCTACGCCTGCCCCTGCGC